TGCGTGATGTCGCAGCCAGTTTGCAGGTAGTTTTGGCTGGAGTCTTTTAAGGTCCAGTTGGCTTTACGCGTGTCGATCCCTAGACCCGCGATCGTGTAGCTGACCGACGTAGCTGAGCCGTCCCAGCCAGTCGTGTCGTCAAAGACATAGCTGCCTTTTGAGCGTTGGCCCGTGATGAACCAGTTGGTCCCGTCGGAGACAAAGATAACCGCACCGTAGTTAAGATTGACAACGTAGCTAGTCGCCCCGTCGATCGTCTCTGAGGCGTTCTGACTGACCGTTATATTGTTGGTCTCAGCCTGGCCCGTCGAGTCGATGACCGCGATGTAGGCTCCGCTGGTCGGAGCTGGCAAAGTCAAAGAGCGGGCTGCCGCTGTCGACACTAGATGAAGGGTCTTGTCGACCAAAGTGATGTTGCTCGATACGGCCAGGTTTTGCACAGCAGCCTTCGCCACTAGCTGGACGACCAGAGTAGCTAGGCTGATGGTCCCGCCCGTGTTGTTGGTGACGTCGATCTGCGTTGTCGGGTTGGTGACGTTGGCGATGACCGAGACGCCAGCAGGGCCGCGAGTAGCGCGAGTCAGTGCCGTGATGTTGGAGGTGAAGGTGCCCGTATAGGTGTAGAAGCGAAAGTCCAAGTCGACGAAAGCTAGGTTTAGGCTATGAGTCAGCGTGACAGTTGCGCCGTTAGCAAGCGACGGGCTAGTGAACCACCGCGATGTTAGGTCGTCACCGATCGCCTGGTAGATGGCCTCGATGGACGTATACAAAGAGCCGTCCCCGGCAGTGTTTTGGGCCGGGTGGTTAAAGCCTGTCCTAGATAGCGGGTTGGTCATGTCTTGGCCCTTAGTGTTATTTGCCGAATCCGGCTAGGTGGATGGCCTTGTCAGCCTCGGTCTTAGTTTTTATAAATTTCGACCCGTCGACATAGATTTGGTGCAAGTGGTCCCTGGTCTCAAGAGTAAGGCCCACGATCTGCCCGCTGACAGTCAGCCCGCGCATGGCGTCTAGGGTCGACAAGTACGGGACGGGTGTCGCTGCTTGCCAGGAGAAGTTGACGAAGTCCGAACCGTCGCACTCGGCTAGGCAGACGATACGATCTGACCAGCCGCCCCGGTCGTCCCAGACTTCGCCCTCGACGACAGCGCGAGCTAGCCCGTCTTTGTTGGTGGCCCAGGCCGAGGTGCCAAACTTTTCGTCCTGAGATCCACCCGCGTCGTTCCAGATCCCACGCTTAGTGGGCTTGCCATGAAAGTCAAAGCGCCACCTGACGCGGTACTTTCGATTAATCATGATGTTGCCCAGAAAGACCACGAAGACCTCAGGCCGTATATGCGTAGGATATGACGGTGTCAAATTGCAGGATACCGCCCGAGGTCGCCCCGGTGTTCAGATAGTAGCGCATCAGAAAGTGGGCCATGTTGCCTAGCACCGTGTCGCTCGACTTGCCGATCTTGCCGGTCACTGGCGCACTGGCATCGTTCTCGCCCGATCCCGTGTCGTAGCTCATGGCGTCGACGTGCATGGCGTAGGCAGTAGCCAACGACTGACCATTGCCTGCAAGGCCGTAAACCGAGACCTGAGCGCGGGCAGGGTTAAACTGGTTGGCTGTGGACACCTGCCAGTCGGCGTCGATCTTAAGGCCCTGTTCCGTGCCCGCAGCATTGTTGGCTGTGAGCTGAGCGCAAGCTGCGCCCTGACCAGTCAAAGTCGTGAAATCGGCAGCGGCCGAGTTGGCACCGCCGTAGGTCCCGCTGTACTGGGCAACGTAGGTAGCAACCGCTGTGATCGGGTCGACCGTCGCGTTGTGACGGACATAGACGGACTGTGCCCCGGTGTTGGCCGACTGGAGCGTGATCGGAGTGTAGGCCCCGTTAGTCACGCTGCCTAAGTCCAGACCGCTAGAGCCACCCGCTAGAGTGTCGGCTACCTGAGACCCACCGCGAGTTTTCGACACTGTAAGCGACACTGACATTGTGGGTCCCCCTTTTGAGTTATGTTAAAAGTCTTTATCTATTCGGCTGTGATTGTAGCACTAAACCCGCCAACGATGCCCGAGTAGCCTGGCGAGTAACCTGGAAACGGAACGGCTTGCATACTCCATAGTACGACTGGCACCTGAAGCCCGCTAGGGTCGTAGCCGATCTCCCTGACCTGGGCGGGCACGTTGTCAAAGACCACGGCACCAATTTGCACTGATACCAGGACCCACTGCCCTAGCTCAAGGAGAACCGACCTCGATGTCAGGGTGACTGAGACAAGCTCCGACTGAGCCGACGCTAGGCGCAGGATCTCGACAAGCTGCCTGGTGACGTCGTCTTTGGTGTAGAGGTTAGGAAAGATAATTTCCTTGGTCGCTGTCCTGCCCATCTGTGTGATGGCCGCAGCGTTGTTGTAGAAGCCAGTGGCTAGTGACGTCTCGCTTGCCCCGGCCTTGCGGTCATAGAGCGCCCTAGCTCTGTTGAAATTGTTTTGGCTATCTAAGGTGGGCTTAAACGTCTCTTTGACGACGTCCCAGTTGCGCACCTTGAAGCTAGGCGAAGCCACCCAGTCTTCAAAGTGGTTGCTGACAAGCTGTAGCTTTTCCTCCCGGTTAACGAACAGCTCCAACCGCACCTGGGCCAGTAAAGAGATTGAATATTGCATCGCCGTTTGCACTTCTTGAAGCCACACTCTTGAAGGGATTAAAGCTATAGCTGACTGGAGCGGGGTCGCCTTGGCCTCGAACGTGGCCCAGCTAGCATCGAAGTCGCCGTAGGCGAAGCCGCCGTAGGTGACAAGGATGTCTTCGGCTTGTGCGACGGGATTATTAGTCAGCCCTCCAGCTAGGGCCTTGCCCACGACCCGGCAAAAGATCTCGTCGCCGTTGGCATAGGTCCACACCTCAGACCCGCCAGGCCCCGCCCCTGCCCCTGAGATGGCCGGTGGTGGCGGGATCTGGGTCGCTGCCGTCTGCTTGATCTCGACGTAGTTTTTGTTGACGTTCAAGTTGACGATGTCGGCAGGGTCGAATGCCGTAAAGTAGCCGCTGCGTTTGATGTAGACCGCCGTGACGTCAAAGGATGTGTTGGCGTTTTCGCTGATGATAAACTCGGCATTGGCCGTTGGGTTAGCTAGGGCATAGTCGCCGTTGACGCAGTAGAGCGGGACCGACGCGGTCTCGACTCCGTAGGGGTCTTTTTGCACCGCCGTGGTCCAGTCGCCATAGATGACGGGCACGGCCAGGCCGATCTTGTCTTCCTCAAGGTTAGGAAAGCTGGCCACTGTAAGTGCGGTTGACGGTAGGTTCTGGTCGACCTTGTCGAAGGCATCCCGGGTTGTGAAGGTCAGGCTCTTGGTCGTCCTGCCAAATCCCGCGATAAAGGTCACTAGGCCAGAAAAGATCTGCTTGTAGGTCGATGCCTGGTCTCTTAGGCCCAGACTGACGACGACCGACTTGCCGATAAAGCCCGAGTAGTCGGACCCGCCTAGCTGGAAATTATTAAAGCGAGAGTCGACGTTGCTTAGATCAAGGGTGAGCGACGAGAATTCAATTTGGTTTTGTAGGTAGTGGCTGATCTTTCGATTGATCACCGGGAAGGTTAGCAGGGCCTCGTAGAAGGTGGGGCCGACGTACTTGTTGCGATCACTTGCCCGGATGTGGCCCGTGGTCGTCTCGATGTCGACGATCAGCTCTAGGCGAGTCTCCAGGTTGTCCTGGGCCGTCTGGTCAAGGAACGCCTGGTCTAAGACGGTGGCGACTAGGTAGGCCCTGCGGTCTTGGCTACTCATAGGCTCTCGTCGACCTCCAAGCTGAAGTCGATAAAGTCGATGTCGATCCCTTTGTCGTTGTGCGTCTCGTCGGGCAGCTCGGTTAGCTTGCCAAAGATCGCAAACCTAGTCGGGTACTGCGGGGTCGGTATCCACAGGCACTTGAGCGAAGTCCTAGCATAGTCAAAGATCGCTTCTAGGGCCGCGTAGTTGGCCTTCTGAAAGTCGATGTCTTTAAACTGAAGCCCTAGCTTTCGCTTAAGACTGCGGTCGTTGGTGACGAAGGTGAAGCCCTCTGTCGGGATTGAGTCTTTATAGTGCGTCTTTTTCCACTTAATCTGATCGACGATGTCGTCACCGATCAAGATGGTGGCCGCCCCGTAGACGATGGTGCCGATTTGGATGTAGCCGCTTGGGTTGGTTGGGTCATTGATCACTAGACGCTGGTAGCGGTAGCCAGCCAGAGGCAGCAGCGGCGAAATAAAATACATATTGACCAGGGTGGTCTGGAGCGTGACTTCATGGCCAACGGTCGAAAACGTCGGGTCGTTGGTCTCTTGCAAGACGACGACCGCCGACAGCGTCATGTTGTGGTTAAGGATCGCCAGCGTGTCGACAAAGACACCTTGGGGCACCCCGGTATCAGCCGTGAGGGTGACGCCTGAAACAGCGGCGTTGGACTTCCAGACAAACTCGACGATGTCGTTGTTGAGGTTGTTGACCGAGAAGTCCCCGGCTGCCGTACTAGACGCCGTCCAGTTGGTGCCCGTCAGCCCGCGAGACGGGAAGCGCGACAGGACCCGCAGGTTGGTCGTGTTGTAGAGGACCAAGGTTACTTGCTGGTGCATCGAAGTGATGAAGACCCGCGACACCTGGAAACCACGGTGAAGGGCCGCAAGGATCACCCGTTGGACTTGGGTGCTTGTGGCCCTGGTCACTGAAATCTGCCGAGAGACTTGGGAAGGACTCTGCGACAGTTGGCCGGCAATGGTGCGGGAAACCTGGGTCCTAATAGCCCGGCTAGACGCTATGACCCGCTGCACCTGAAGTCCCGTCGGACTTGCCGTGCTGATCTCGCGTGAAACTTGGATGGAGGTTGGCGTCACCTGGGTTGTCATTAAGTTTACCTGAAACCGTCCGTGCGCGCAGATATCATTGGCTAGGTAGGCAGTCGCTAGGTAGGGCTTGGCCAGGTATTCTTCGCAGATTTCATGGAGCCAGGTATTTGGAAGGACCGACATGCCAACGCCACTGCTGCCACTGGCTACGCTTCGCCCGACCTGGGTGCCCGCTACCTTCGAGCTAGCCGCGATCATGCGGGCTTGGAAGTGGGTCGACTGGCTCGACTGCACGACGAGGTTGACCTGGGCACCCGTCCCTAGCTCAGCGGTCGATGCTAGGTAGGGGGTCGCCAGGTAGGGCTGCTCTAAGTAGCCGTGGACGGTCAGACTCATGCGCGGATGCCTTTTTGGTTGATGACGTAGCGACCGTTTTCGGTGGCAGACTTGATGGCTTCTAGCAGGGTCGGCACCAAGGTCTGGCGAATGAAGCTAGCGTCCACACTCTGCGTCGTGTTGATCGTGATTGGCGCGTTGACGGTTAGGCCCCCACCTCCAAGACCTTGGCCCGAGTTGAGGCGCTCTAGGTTGGGCATTCCGACCCTTGAAGCGGCATGTCTGTTGATCACGAACTCGCCAGGGGTCAGCATGGCTGGGACGGTGTCAGTGCCCATGACCTCGGTGCCACCGGCAGCGTAAAGGACCCCGCCCCTGACGACGCCGCCGCCTTCAAAGTGAGCGCGTGAGCTAACGTATCCCACGGCCTTGCTGACCGTGTTAGAGACGACACCACCAAAGCCCCCGACTGGTCCCCCGGTCGAGAGGTTCCACCAGCTTGGCTTTTGGATTGTCAGCTCGGGCAGTGCGGGCCAATGGAATTCGGGAAAGCGAAAGTTGACGATTGGGTCAAACAGGTGGGCAGCGTCGATGAAGACTGAGGCCAGGACGTTGACTAGGTGTTCAAACCCGCGCCAAGCGTCGACCAGCGTGGCGCCGACTAGACTGGCCGCCTGCCTTAGCCCGTCCCAGACCGCCGTAAAGGCCCCGACAAGCCACGACACCACGGCCCTAAAGCCATCGCTCAGGAGGTTGATCACACCCGTCAGAAGGTCCCACGCCGTTTGCCACAAGGCCCTAAAAGCCGAGATGATCGGCGACAGGATCGTGTCGTAGACCCAGCGCCAAGCCCCGGTGACTAGCTCCCAGATCGGGGCAATGATCTTGTCATAGACCCACTGCCAGGCCGCCTTGAGTGCGGTTACAAGAAAGCGCCACAGCTCGCCCATCATCCTGGCCAGGTCAAACATTGAATGCCGGATAGCTGCCGCGATCTTGTCGCCGATGTCGACGCCCTTGGCGGCTGTCTTGAAGTCTTGGATGTTGAATAGCTGGCTAGCAGATCCCTTGATGGCGTTGGTGACATGGGCGATCTGCTTTGAGATGTCTGGCAGTTTGAATTTTGCCCCGCCCATTAGCTCGTGGAACATGCCCGCTAGTTCTGTGAAGGCAGCCTCTAGGGATTCTTTAAACGCTTTTGGCAGTTCCTTGGTGACTGAGTCGATAAAGGCGTGAACAAACGACGGGACGCCTTGGACCAGGGCCATCATAAAACTCATCGCCAAGACGGGCATCTCGGTAATACTTGACTTCATTATTGCCCCGAGAAGCGCAGGTATCTTTTGCACGATGTGATTAAAAATTGCGGGCACGTTTTTGATCATGTTCCCCATGGCATCCGGTAGCTTGTCAATGAAGTTGGTTAGGCCATCGAATAGCTTGTCAAAAGCCTTGGCAAAGTTTTGCGATATATTTGAAAAGTAACTTAAGTACGAGCTAAATACGTTAGCTATGCCTTCAGCTAATTTAATGGGCAGGTCTCTGAGCGTGTCAAAGATGTGGGCCACTTTGTTGAGAAGGTTAGGGACGAAGTCGAGCAGTGCTTGGATTGCGTCGACGATCTTGTCTGCTGCGGCTAGCGGTGGTGCAATGGCTGACACCGACATCGAGGACGCCATAGCGTCACCAGTCTCGATGGTCTTTTTGCCCGCGATCCTGCCCATGGCGGCGTCGTAGGCTTCTTGGCTGATTAGTTTTTCGTCCAAGTATTCTTGGAACAATGCCGCGTCTTGCTCATAGTGAAGTGCGGCCTGCTCGTAGAGGTCGCCAGTGCGGCTAGCTATGTCTAGGTCTACGGCGAGGTCTGCGGCATCTTTGGCCCGCGCTGCTTCGCCCACAGCCTTGGCAGCCGACTGGGCACTCAAGACACCTTGGTCTAACTTCTGTTGTATCTCGATCAAGGCCACATCGTAGAGGGCCGCGTTCTCAGCAAAACGGTCGCCAATTAGCTTGGCCTCGATGACGGAGTTGGTGGCTAGCAAAAGGGACTTGTCATATTGATATCGTTTTTCGATGGCTATCTTTAAAGCGGTCGCTTCTTGGATGACGCTGATGCCCTTGATGGCTGCGTCCTTTTCTGCGTCACCGACTTTTTTCAAAGCCATGATTTTAGACGCCAGCAGCTTGTCGCCGTAGCTAAGGTCAATGGCTAGCATCTGCTCGGCCAAAGATCTGCGGGCTTCAAGCTGTGACTGCTTTATGTCGCGGGTCATTGGCAAGTTGACCTTGCCCGTGTTGCCCAGGTTCTCCATCTTGGTCGTGGCTGCTGCAACAGGCGCACTGGCCATGGCCGTCATCGCTGAGCGTGGCGGGCCAGCGTCGTACTTTTCTGGATGTGGCGTCTCGACGATCGTCGGGGCCTTAGCCCTAAAGAGCGCCATGCCACGATTAAATAGGTCGCTCCACTGGTTGAGGTTGGCCTTTGATTGCTCCAGACCCTTGCGCTGCTCGTCGCCCATCGCGGCAAAGGACTTAGTGACCGAGGCGTCGTAGCGTTCTTTGGCCCCGCCAATCAGACCCGCCTGAGTGTCGAGCGTTTGCTTTAACCCGCTGGTGTTTAACTTTTCGTCCCAGTCGACCTTGGTGGCATTGCCGCCCGTTAGACCTTTGATGCCTTCGGCGTTAAGAGCCGTTAGCTTTTCTCGAAGCCGGTCCATGGCGTCTTCAAGTTTCTTGTCGCCAGAAAAGTGGGCAATGATGCTGCTAGCCGACACCATGATGTTGATGAAAGGAAGGATGAAAAATTTGGTCAGGTCTGCAAACTGCCTGCCCAGGTTAGGCAGCAGCGGCCCTACTTCTTTGATGATCTCGCCAAGGCTCTTGATGCCTTCGACCACACCCACAGCGATGGTCCTAGCAAACTCCTCGATGCCCTTTTTGTTGTCTGTAAAAAACTTGCCAAGGTCGTCGATAGCCCCTGCCAAGGACGCGAAGTTTCCCTTAGCATCAAGGCCCGTCAGGATGTAGCCGCCCACGGCTTTTTGCAGATCCTCCCACTTAACTTTAAGGCGGGTAATCACGCCAACGGCAGTTGCAGCGTCACCTTCAATAAACGACTTCATGCGCTCGTTGACCAGCTTGATGGCGTCACCCTGGCGAAGCTGCGACAAGGTTAGACCCGAGATGGCGGGGTCAACCTTTTGAATCTCCCTAGTCATGCCCGACAGCGAGCCGATTAGTTGATGGTTAGCTGATACCAAGTCGACGCCAGTAAACTTGGCCAAGCCCGCCGCAGCTTGGGCCGCTTCCTCTGCTTGCGGGATCGTCATGCCGATAGCGACGTTGGTGGAGATGATCTGGTTGATCAAGTCGTCGTCGATGCCGGACAAGTCGCGCAGTGACTCGGAGAATTCGTGAATGCCTTTGGCCGACTTCTCGCCTTGGTAGCCCGCGAGATCCAAGCTAGTGACTAAGCGGTTGTTGCCCTGTTCGGCCTCGGCAGCCATCTTGATTGGCTCGGATATAAACTCAGCGACTTTATGGAACACCTCGCCGCTGATCTTGAGCAGGTCGAACGCCGCCCGGATGCCGACGAGTTTACCTGCCAGACTTTCAAAGCCCTTGGCCCCGCTCTCCGCGTCTTTGCCCGCCTTGGCGACTTGGCCGCTGGCAGTCAAGGCAGCGATGGCCAGCTTGTTAAACTCAGACTGAGCCATCTTGGTATCAGCAGAGATGCGAACCGAAAACTCTTGGTTGCCGTTGATCGCCACTGCTGCGCCCTACCTTTTAAAAATGGACCCTAAGACTTGGCTCAAAAACTCACCGCCGTCTGACCAAGCCCGCTGATAGGCCCGCTCGCGCCAGCGATCAACGAACACGGGCAGAGCCGCCGCAAAGTGGGCGTCCTGGTCGCCTAGCTCGCCGCCTATGGGCATTATACCCGTCTCTAGGGTAACTCGGCAGGTGTCGAACAATTCCGCCGTGTCCTGGTCCCAGGTGGCCTTGCCCGGACAGAAGGAATAAGCCAGGCCGCCAGGACCCACGGTCATGGGGGCCTTGGCTAGCATCTGGTAGCCCGCTTCCTCGCAGCGTCTTGACGCCCGGACCTTGGTCGGACATGCGGCACAGATAAACTTCTTTCGGTCTGGAGCTGATGCAAACCTCAGGTCTATCAGTGCCGCTATTAGTTTTTTGAATCTGTGGGGCTTTTATGTTTCTTTTGCAGTTGTAGGTAAGCATTAAAGATTTCATCCACCACGCCAAACTGTTCGAGGGTCCCAAGTAGATCGTCGTGCGCGTAGCCGCTGGCGTCCTTCTTCATGGCTAGCTGATCGCCCACAGGTTGGTCGGCTGGACATTGAATGTCCTTTAGCGCGACCTTGGCAATGGTCTGAGACCATGACCCAAAAGCTAGGGACGGCTTGCCGTCGTCGCCCTTGGCCGACAGCATGGAGTTGTTGACCAGGCGCATACTCTTGGCATCTAGCTTGAAGTTACAGACAAAGACGGTCGGGCTTTTACCCGGCAAGAACGCCAGGTGCTTTTCGTCGAGGCTTTCTTTGTAGGCTTCAAGATTGGAGGCTTCGAGATCTAGGGCATCGTCGATCGAGCAAATGAGGCGCACTACTGACAGTTGTTCGACGCCCTTAGAAAAGTTTAAAGCCATGTCTCATACTCCATAGTGGTTTTTGCTTTTATACCACAGAAAAGAAAGGACCCGCCTCCGTTGCCGAAAGCGGGCCACCATGGCAGTCGTCTAACCTAACCTAGCTAAAGGTAATCTTGACCGGGTCCTGAGCGCCTGGCGCCGACTGATAAAGCATACCTTCGAGCGTCACTGGAGTCGGGCCGTTTTGTGGCACGTCGATAGCAGGCACGGTGACGATCCACTTGACGCCCTCGATCGTCATCTTACGAGCCGTCGAGCCGTCGCCAAGAATCAGCTTCGGAGCAAACCCAGCAAAGGCCCGAGTCTGGATGACGGTCCCGAGCGTGTCGCCTGCCGACAAGTCAAACTTGACGGTTAGCTTGATCTCAGCTCTGTTGCCCGCGATGAAGCCGACGTTGGTGTCACGACCAAAGCGGTCATCCAGGTCGTTATGGTTGTTCTGGTAGCTGAGCGTTAGCTCAGTCACATCGACCGCAGCCGCACCCGTGTCGAACTGGAAGGACCCGTGCAGGTCGGTGTAGATGTCGTCGGTCCCAGTCTTCTGGACGGCGCCTGGGTCAAACGGCACCACAAAGCCCAGGCTGCCCACGGTGACGGCAGACGATAGGGTCAGGGTGTCAGTGCCCAGGTTGATGCCCAGGATCGACAAGGTGCCGTCTGCGCCAGCTAGGATGGTGCGGCCGTCTGGAGCGACGATCGCTACTAGCGGGGCCGAGGCGACCGTCGTGCCGTCAGCTAGATACTGCGGGGCCGAGTACCGAGTGGCTTGACCCGCTTGCAAGATGACAGCAGAGCTAGCCGTAACCGCACCGAGGATCTGGGCTATACCCGAGATCGAGGCTTGGGCAGCTTTGCCGGTATACTTGTTGGTCGCAGGTCCGTTGCCTGGAAACTTCAGCTCCATGCCCTTGGTGTAGCTTCCCGTGTAGTATTCGCCAAAGATCGTCGACACCCGCACCAGCGACATGGTGAAGTTGGGTAGACCCTGAGTGAATATGATGTTGGTGCCAGAGTTGACGACCTTGGTGCCAAGGACGTTTTCAAGCAGCAGCGCAATGGAGTTGTCGATCGACGCACCGGCAGTGCCGCCCATGTTAACGTAAGTCTCAAAGTCGAATTCTGCGGTCTTCTTTTTCTTGACGATACCCGAGTGAAAGCGACCAGAACGGTGCTGGTTACTCTCGACCGTCTGCATGTACTTTGGTCCACCAGTCGTCATTAGCAGGTAGTCGCTGTCGTCGGTGCCGACGGTCTCGACGCCTGCGTGAGTGGTGCCCAGCTTCAAGGCAGCAGCCACGTCGTTGGTGACGCCGTCGGTGATGACGACGCTAGACAAGACGCCAGTCTCTTGGTCATAGATCTCGTAGTGGCTGTCGCCTGAGGCGAACAAGGTCCAGACCCGATGGTCGCTGCCGATGGCTTGTAGGGCCGTGTTAATGGCCGATTCTAGGGCCGCAGCAACCAAGGTGCCCGTTGTATTGCCTGCTGGCGTCAAGGTCACAGAAAGGGCCGCAGCGCCCCGCAGAGCGATCTTGAGCGTGGGTGAGGTCAAGGCCGAGATGTCGGTGATGGCTGCGGCCGCCCCGACGGACTTGCCCTGGGTCCCGATACGCGGTGGCAGGAAGCTGCGGGCCGTGGTCTCTTTACGCAAGTAGAGGAAGCCTTCTAGCCCGGTGTTAAAACCTTGCTTGTCGCCGCCATAAATTTGAGCGTAATCATTTTTAGAACGGTACTTAGTCATGGTTCAAAACTCCAAGGTGTTAGAAGGCGTCACGGTTAAATTAGGGCTTAAACTGAAGGACTGAGTAGGTGTTGGCCGCAGCCTGGCCGACCACGCGAGTGGCCTTGAGAAGTCCGGCCGTACACTGAAGGCACAAGTAGCACTTGCCCGGTCCAAGACGGATGCCGTCGGTGAGCGGGTCAGTGGCTTGGCCTACGGCTAGGTAGGTGCTAGCTCCTGGGACGCCGTCGTTGCAGATCCGCCAGCCTTGGACGTTGCCCGTCACGCTCGCGCCAGGGATCGCCAGGCCCGCAGTCGTGCCGACTGAAGCGTGATAAGGGACTAAGGTTGAAAACCGCACGTTCGTGGCGGGTGCATCTTGAGCCGACGCCATGGCCGACAGGTTCAAGAGGATGATGGACAGAAGGACCTTTAAGCATTTCATCGGGTAAACCTTTATGGTGCGTGATTAGTTGGATCTTGGGTGCGGTTACTGCTGCTTGTATTGAATCACCGAGTAGCCGTTGGCGGCTGCTTGGCCCACGATCTTGACGGCCTTGAGCGTAGCGGGCAGGCAGTTGGGACAAGCGTAGCAAGCGCCAGGTGCTAGCTGGGTGCCGTCGGTGGTGGGGTCCGTAGCCTTGCCGACATAGAGGTAGGTCGACGTGTTGACGGCGTCGTTGCAGATGCTCCAAGCCAGTAGGTTAGGAGACACCGAAGCAGAGGCAATGGCCACAGCCGCCGTGGTCCCGATGGTGGCATGGGTCTGGACGACACTACCGACGCGGGTGTTGGAAAAGAAGACTTGGGCCGAAGCAGCCTGAGCCAAGACAACGCTAAGAACTAGAGCCACTAAGCACTGACCTAAGAAACGCATAAACCCACTCCTTCGTATGTGTGAAGACACTTTATAAATTGGTGTACCTGCAACGATAGTGTACCAAAAGCACCACGACCCATATACGGTGCCCGGTAAGCATTCCAAAGTCAGGCGTGATGCTCTCGATCTTTGGCTCGACCACGGACGGATGAAAACGGTAGCTGGTGTTCTCGGTCGCCGTAGACGATCCGCCAAAGACCGCCTTACCTATATCGTTCACGGCGTCCCACATATCGGAGTCGGGGCACCACTCCCTGACGATCTCGATGTAGTAGGTGGCGATCATGTTGTTGAGCGAGTGCTGCGGCTCGACTTGGACGGGGCCTTGGTAGACGATCAAGCCCGGCATCTCGTGCGGGGCCATGTCGCCGCCCATCGGTTGATACTGCGCCGTGCCTAGCGGGTAGAAGACTTTCTTGATGTCGGTGACGTAGCCAGCCGCTTGCTTGATGGTGGCAAGTCTGGCGATTAGGGCTTGGGTCAAGTCAGAGCTAATCGACATGGGTTAGCCCCCGCTTTCGGCTAAGTATTTTTTGATATGTCCCGCCATACGCTTCATAGCTTCCTGGGCAGCGGGCAGCATGTAGGGGCGAGACTTAAGGGTGACTGAGTCGCGCAGAGTAAAGAGCGCCATGGCTTGACCGGGGCTGCCTGGGTTCTCGTTATAGGCAGCGATGAGTCTTCCAGTGTGCGGATTCTTAAAGATCGAAAAGTGGTCGGGATCTGACTGCTTTGCCGACATGAATTCTCTTGGCGTCATGCGCTTAAAGCGGCTGCCAGCTTCGTGGTTTTTAACCCACAGGTGTTTGGCATAGACGGGCTTGATGGTCCCGCCGTATTCGAGGATGCGGGCATAGACTAGGCGCGAGGCAATGAAGCCCTCGGCCTTGGCTTCGTCGTAGCCTTGATAGATGGAGTTGGTCAGTTGGCCCGTTCTGACGCGCCCTTTGGTGTTGTTAAAATATGCCTTAGCATTCCTGACCGCAAAGTCGTGGGCCTCCATCGTGGTCTGCATGACGGCCTTGGCCTTGGCCTTCTCGATCCCGCCAGCCATGTCTCTGATCAAGCCGACAAGGGCCGACATCGGCAACGATTGGGTCAAGGTGGCCATTAGTAGTTCCTCGTCGCCATGGCTTGACCCGCAGGCCACTCAAAGTCGCGGTGGCTTTCCAGTAGACCGACAGCGTCCTTGGGTAGCCCGCTGTCAGAGTCCCAGGCCCCGCCAAAGTTTTCTTGCTCGCTGGTCCCAGACCCCACGCCCTTGGAGCGACTGGTGAGGCCGATGGTCTTCTTTGAGACCCGCAGATACATGGCCTCGACAGCAATCAATGTCGCCTGGATGACGTCATCAGGGACGGCTGCGTAGCCGCCATGGTAGGCCACGGCCACGCTGCCACGACCTTGCGGCGTATACTGGTAGCGCAGGACGATGCCCGACGGCTGGACGTCGTACTGATCAGGATCGAGGGCTTGGCCCGTGGGTGTGCTGAGCTGGTCGTAGAATAGCTGGACCATCTCGACGGAGATCAAGGGCAGGTAGTTTGGAATGATGATGTCGTAGCGCCCGCCGTCGATGACCTCTGGAGTCGCTGCCAAGACGATGTGGGTGGCAAAGTCGGTGCCACAGATCTGAGCGATCTTGGCCGAGACCCCGTTGAGGATCAAGGTCAAGCGAGCGTCTTGGCTGGTGTCGGCAAGCGGGATGCCGATCCAGTCCTTGCAGGTATTTAAAGTCGTAAGAGGGGCGACTGTCGGCATGTTTCGCTACCTTCCTTTAGACGTAAAGTGACTTTGCAAGTTGGGATGCCTCAAGACTGGTGGCGGCGGTCTTTGGCGCAGCCTTAGACTTCCCCTCGGCCTGACGTCCCTTTAGCTTTAACTTTTTGTCCCCAGCGGTGCCCGCAGCCCGCTCAGACGTCGACGCATCCGGCTGAGCGAGCAGGTATTTTGCCCCCTCTGGCCAGTCTTTAACGTCCTTGATCTCGCCGTCTTCGATCAGGTTCTCGGGGTACTTGGCCATCAGGTCCAAGGCTAGCTTCGGTAAGGCGTAGAGCAGGTCGCCTTCTTTGACCTTGAGCATCCCGCATTCGGTGATGATCATATGGCCTTTAATCACGGTGCCCTTTAGTGTCATGACGATCATGATGTTTTCCTTCTTAAAGTAAAAGGCCCCGACTGGTTCGCAGCCGGGGCCTCTCAAAGAGTGAAGCAGCCGCTAGGACTGGCCCGGCAAGCAGGCTTTGCTCATTAGCTAGCGGTCTCGATATTGTAGGCCATGGCGACCGACAATTCCTTGGACGTCTGTGGATTGCCAGCAAAGGCGTGGCGCACCTTGGCCGTCATCAGCATCTGGTCGCTGTTGGGTAGGCTTGGAGCAGCCCACACGCGAGCAGCAGCCCGGACGTAGTTTTGGAAGCGAGACTTCTTGACCAAGATCAAGTTGGTCTTGGTCGACGAAGCAGCATAGACGCCAGAAGCGTTTAGGTCTTCGCGTACGAACCGGCTTTCCACGCCCTTGACGCCAAAGACAGGAGGCACTTGGCCGCTGACGTTGGAGGCTTGGCCGCCGTAGGCGAACGCCGTGAACAGTTCAGGGATAGCGCCGCTGACCAAGTCTAGGCCCAGCTTGGGTCCGTAGATAAAGATCAGGTCATCTTTTTCAGATGCAAACTGGCCCATCGACTTCATGATGTTGCGCCACAGGTTCTTGTTCGGGCTGTCGCCACCGTGGTCAACGGCCACGCCGTTGGCAGAGTTGGCAAAGGCCAGTTTCCGCAGACCGTTGAAGGTCTTGGAAAAGTGCTTGGATACGGCCGCGATGTCGGAGTCCATATGGCCCGACCCACGTCCGGTGCCGCTGTCGGTGATGTCACCGTTCAAGAGTGCCCGCTCGTAAGCCCGCACTGCGCCCATCATGACTTCCTTGCGAAGTTTGTTGATGATGGCAGGGGCAGAGTCTTGCAGCAGGTCTTCGGTGATCTTGGCGTGGGTGACGTTGTTACGGCTATAGACCGTGAACTGGGACGAGGTGTTGGCCTGCTCGTCGAAGTAGTTGCCGTCGCCTTCTTCTTTGCCTTCCAAGAGACCAAGAGCGCCTTCGACTTGGACCGTAGCCGAGTCCATCGGCTGTTGGTCAAACTCGCTGGCGAGCAGGTAGGGCAGCTCGTACTCTTCAAAGTAGAAGCGAGCATTGATTAGGGGTATCCACGTTGAGAAGTCCGTGACGTTGTAGGCTTTGAGCAGCGGCGCCAAACGATACTTAAACTCTGGCGTGTCCATGACCTGCTGAGCCGACGGGTGCGCCGTCTTGTAGGTGATCTGGGCCTGGATCTCGCAGTTGGAGATCATCTTTTTTAGTTCAAAAAGACGCAGGCGAACGTCGTCAGCCATGAAGCGGGTTTGGGACTTAGAGCCAAAGTTAATGGGACGGCTCTTAAACTCCGCGTCGGTTGAGTCCTTGTGACCGAACATGTCGCCAGGGGTTTTGCAGCCCATGGTTTTGAGTAGTTCAAGGTCGCCTTCAAAGACGGGCTTGCCGATGACGGCTGGCGCTTGGCCACCCTTGAGGATGTCGTAGATGCCTTGAGTAGCTTTGTCGACCGTGTCCATAAATTCCCCTTTAAGTTAGTGAACGGCCAACGCGGGCCGGGCGTCGAAACAAGATGATGAAACTACAAAGCGCCTTTGGATTTTAACGCAGTGACCGTTGCCGTAAGAGCATCGGTTAGCGACTTGATGCCCGATTCCAGTAGGTCGAGTCGAGCAGCTAGGGCCTTGGCGGCGTCGTCGGCGTCAGGCTCGACGGGGTCAGCAGCAGCAGCAGCAGGTCCTTTGATGGTGTCGACCTTTCCGTGCAGCGCGTCCATCTTAGTGTGCAAGTCGGCGATACCCTGACACGCCTTGGCGCAGGCTTCACCGATTGCTTTGAGCATAGGACCCGCAGCACCGGGTGGCTCGTCGCCGCTAGCTGGGTCAGCAGCAGGGGCTTCTTTAGTTGGCTTAGTCGTCATGGCTAGTTCCTTCATGGCAAAGATTGAATCAGAGTTGCACGGCACCGAGACGACGCTGATCTCCAGCAGCTCCCAGCGCGTATAGACTGCGGCCTTGAGTAGCTCGCCCGAGTCGTCGTACTCAGCACTTTGGTATTCAAGCGGGATAAATCCCACCGACACCGTCTGCAAGATGCCTTGGGCGACGAGGCTTCTGACCTTGTCTTGGTCCTCAGTCAAAGGGGCCAGGTCAGGGCGTCCAATATCGGCGGCAAAGTGCAGGCCGTCTTCTTTAATCTCGACTGACGTCGCTGACCCGATCGGGCGGCTGTAGTCGTGGTTATAGAGGATCTGCGGGTTCTTTAGATAGTTGACCAAAACCGCACCGCGCGGGTCTAGGACCTCATTGACGCGGTCGACAATATTGGCGTTGGCGACCCCGGTTATTTGTAGAGGTTTTTTTGCATCTAGCTTTGGCCCAGGCTCACCGGTCTCAGGGTCGACCGTGTCGCCGATGACCTTGATATGTGCGCGAAGTAGTCGCCAGGTTGTCTGCTGGTCTGGTGACGTCTGTGCGGGCACTGCCCGAACGGGTGCGGTTGCTTGGGTAGCCAAGGTGGTCTCTTTATGGTTGTTCACTATCGAGGATAGCAGACGCATTTGAAGTGGCGCTAGAGGGCACACTATTTACCAGGGAGCAGCGACAGTTGTGAGCTATAAGACCATTGGCAAGATACCAACCGCCTTCAGTCTGGAGATTGTAAACATGTCCATCAAAATCCCGCCTCTCGACATCCCCCACCTCTATAAGCTCCACACCGAGCAAAAGCTGTCCATGGTGGAGTTGGCTAAGATGACTGGAGTGTCCCGCATCACGCTGGTTAGGCACTTCAATCTTGCCGGTTTTCAGCAGCGTGGTCGCAGTGAGGCCGAGGTCCTTAAGTGGTCCAGGTGGGGTATTGATCGCAGGCGCGAGCAGGTCGCCGGGGCCAACAAGGCTATGCGTGGGTCTGATCCAACCAGGCGCCTGGTCCTTTCCGCTAAGACCAAATTCAAGACCTTGTCCAAGGTTGGAGTCGGGGAGGCCGACGTCATCACCTACCTGCTCCTCAGCGGCAGAAGCCCTATTTGCCAGGCCCCTATCGGTAAATACAACATCGACGTCTTGTGTGGTGCCGTCGCCGTGGAAGTCAGCACTACTTCCTGCTACCCGCATGTGTACAAAGCCTTTCGAGATCGAACTAAAAATCTCGTCAAAATTGGCTTCAACATTTTCCATATTGCTCTCGACGAGACTAGGACCATTGAACCCGCTGCTTTTGAATACCTTCTGACCTTTTGTCAGACTTCCGAACGTGACCCAACCTTCCGGGGTCAGTACCGGGTGATTGGGTGTGGCGGCAACCTCAAACTGGCCATGGAGCTGCACGACGACAAGTGGACCCACATAATGCCGTCTGAATACCCGCTCCGCCCCCACCGCTTGAATCTTGGTTGACCCGACAAAGCAGTTGATGACCTCGCCAGCTTCCCCGCCGTAGTCCCTTGGCACCGACAGACCAGGCGCGTATTCGTAGTCTACGTCGACTTCGCGCAGCGACTCATACTCAAGATGCGAGTCCCTAACGTGCCCGTCTTCAAGCGACACCCACGACTTTTCGACCTTGGTAAAAACTTCCTTAAGGTCTTCTTGGTGGTCCTTGATGCCCGCTGACAGGGCCGACAAGGTCTCAGTCCTAGAGATCGTGAACGCTTGGTCTGGGTAGTTCTCGCCGTATGTCTGGCGGATAAAGGCCGCTATCTCGTCAAGCGTCTTGCCGTCGTTGAAGCCCGCCTCGACGATCGACATGATCTGGTTAGTCCTGGTCTCATTAAACCCGTAGAAGCGTTCGATGGCTCCGGCCCTGACCTTGCCGTCGCGGTCTTTCTTGCCCCTGGCTTCTAAGACGTCGATGGCTTGGGCATCACGGTCAGTAAAGCGGTAGGTGCCACCGCTAGAATCCTTGGTCATCGCGGTCACGCTCTTGACCTTGGCCCTAGCCATCGAATAGCCACGGGCGGCGACTCGCTCAAGTAGATCCTTAGCGTCGGTGATGTAGGCGTCTTTTAGATCGTCCTTAAAGGCGTCCAGATACCCGCGTGGGTCTTGCTTACTAGCAACCGCACGTTCAAAGAGCATGAACACGTTTTCTAGGTAGCGTTTATAGACCTTCAAGTAGGCTTGGCCAAAGGACCGCTCGATCGTCAGGATGTCGTTGGCAGCGGTCTCCTTGACCAGTGCCCAAGCTGCCTGCTTGTCGGGCACCGACTCAGGAGGCACCCCGACGGGTCCGGTGACGCCTTCTTCTGGTTGGGCCTGGCTGCCGTCTGGACCGATCAGCTTGCCCATGATGATGGTGACGCTGTCGGGCATAGGTAGGCTTTTAAAACTGTTGGGCACAAAGTCGTTTTCTGACTGTTGGACCACTCTCCAGCAAGTGCCCGCGTCGATGACGGGGTCGCCAATCCAGCCATGGGTGACGGCGTAGGCCGTGACGTCTTGTGGGGCCTTGTAGACTTCTTTGCCGAAGGTGACAGCGTGGATACGGTATTCGCCGTCCTTGGCCTGGTCCTTGGCTGATAGTTGCAAGGACATAGGTGACGGCGCCACAGGCTTACCAGCATAGACGTCGCCGTCGGACCTGGGGGCTTCGTTAAAGACCTTCTTGCGGATCTCGTTGATGGTAAAGAACGACGAAATCTTGGTAGCGATCTCACCCTTGACGGCCAGCTCGCCCTGGTCGCGCATGTTCTTGACCTTGGACATGTCGGCCCTGATCTCGACTTGGCCCCGGTAGATGGTTTTAACTAGGTGGCTGGAGTTGTAGCCGTCTTCGATAAAGCCGATGATAGGTAGGATGGTGTTGTCTTGAAAGATCTGCATCTGTCCTTCAGACGTCGAGTAGTTGACGTCCTCGGTTAGTCCTACCATGGACGGCGGGATGCCCAGGACCGACAAGATTGCTAGGCGGTCTTCTTTCTTACTGGCGATAAACTCCATGTCTTTCATCGACGAGCTGTTGGCTTTCCAGGTTGCACCCTTTGGCAAAAACAGCGTCCTCCACCAGTTGCGTTTGCCGGTGAAGGAGTTTTCAAAAGACCGCATCAGTCGAGCAAAGCGAGTGGTTGAAATGTCGGTCGTGCATTCGATGACGCCGTTGGCAGTGGCCCCTCTGAGATAGAAGGCCATCTCGAATTCCGCTTTGTACCTGTCGAGGATAAGAGGTCTAGCTGCTGCCGAGAAAGCCGACAGGCCGTAAAAGGGGTTTGACGGGTTAGGTAGCCGGATATGGATGACGCGCTCATACGGCACAGTGTACTTGCTGCCAAGCCGACTGGGGTCTGAGACGGTGATACTAGAAGGACCAGGGTTGGATACATCACCTAAGTTTATCGTGACCAGCTCGACCGGGGCCATGGTCATCGACAGATAAAACGGGTCGATGGTCAAAAAGAAGTTGCCGCCAAGGACCAAGTCTAGCCAGCCGCACCACTGTTGCTGCCTGCCCGACTGCCACATCGACCCGGTGTTGATCATCTTGATCAGCGGGTGGTTGGGGACTTCTTCTTCAGTACCCGGCTTGTAAGCCTTAAACTGGATCGCTGAGATCGTCTTGGCAATCAGGGTGGCAGTGGCATAGACCCAAGGCTCGGAGCCGTAGAGGGCCTTAACCCGCCCCGCTGTGGCCCTAATGTCAAACTCCTTGCCGAAGTACCCGCCCGACTCGTTCATGCCGTCAAACGCTTGGTAGTCTTGGTAGTTGAGACCCTTTTTAAGAGCAGCTTCCATGGCTGCCTCAACGCGGTCTTCGTCCTGGCTCGACGGGTAGCCGAGGTCGACGGGTAGGACACTGCTGGAAGCGGGCACAAGAGACCGTCCTTTGGGGTTGAGCCAATCTTTAAGAGCCATGATAGTGAGCCTTCCAGCGGTGCGGTTAGTCGTCTAGTTCTGCTTCGTCGTAGTCTTCGTCGTCCTGCCAAGAGTCGCCGTCGTCGTCCATGGTGGCGTCCTCTAGGTAGGACTCGATCGTGTCGTCTTCTTTGCTTGCACCCGTGAGTCTACCATCCACGGCGTCGGCCATCATCTGTTCCACCTTATCTGCGTGGGACGAGCTATAGGCCCCGCTGATGGCCATGAGTAAGGACCAGGCAACGTCGTCGTGTTCGCCCTCGGGGGCGGCGTAGGTGTGATGTCCCATCGAAGTCACCTTGACCTCCAAGGCCCCTAGCTCTGACTCGATCTGGGCAATCTTGGGCGACTTAAACCAGCAGGTAGCAAAGGCTATCGACGCCCTCGTCACCATATCCTGCTTGGTCTGGTTGGTGAAAGTCACGCCGTTGATCGCTGCGTCGATGTCGGCATCAATGATGATGTCTTCGATGGCTTGGCCCACACCCGTCTTGTCGTAGTCGAGCATCATGTCGCCAGTAAACTTGGCCATGTAGTTTTTAAGACGCTGCACTTGGTCGGTGTACTTGCCGCCACGAAAGCGGCAGTATCCGATTAGGCGCCCGTCTGAGGCGACAGTGGTAAAGACCGTGTAGTCGTTAATCTTGGCCCAGTCAGCCCCGGTGCAAGCGTCAAGAGCGCGGGCTGTGGGGTCTGGATGTATCCAGTAGCCGCGTCCTGGCGCGACCTTTAACTTGTCGTCCCAGACGTCGTCAAGGTTGCCAAAGACAGTCGAAAACGTGACGAACTTTGCTAAATAATATTGGTCAAACAAGTGGGGGGGCAATAGGCGCTTGGCGTTAGCAATGGCCTCGGGCGAGACGTAGGGAGACATCGACGTCGTAAGCTGCGCCCAGCCAAAGAACGGGTCCCCGGCCTTGGCTTGCTTGAATATTTCCTCGTACCAAGTATGGCCTCTCGGAGTGCCCGTGATGATGCCTTTGCCTTGGGTCTGGCTGAGCGTGGTAAAGAGCGAGGTCCACACCTGCTTTTTAATCTTGCTGGTCTCGTCGATCACAAAGGCGTCGACGGCCTCGCCCTCGATGACGGTCTCGGCATCAGACCCGTGTAGAAACTTGATGTAACTGCCGTTGCCCAGGTGGATCTCTAGGCGTGAGTCGACGCAGTTGATGATAGGGATGTCGGGCAACATCGACTTCATGTAGCGATAGCCGACCTTGGCTTTCAGCAGCGTCGGCGCAATCCACAGGCAGTAGAATCTCTGATTGGCTAGGGCTTGGCTTAGCAGCCAGATCGACGAGCCTAGCGACTTACCCAGCTTGGTGCCCGCTGGTGCGACCAAGACTTGAGCGAGTGGAAAGTGGTCCTCCCAGTCGATAAAGATTCTTTGATGTTCGTGCGGTTCTGGCAGTCGCAGGGTGATCGGGTCAGAGTTGTCGGTATCAACCGCACTCGCGGGCTTTCTTAACGTCACCATGTCAGGCCCCTACTCTTTGCCGAATTTGACGGCTTGTAGGATACCCACGGCCTCCAAGGTGAGGTCAGTCGGTGCCACTTCCCGGTTGATGATCCAGCCCCGCTTTTCGTCTTTCTTGGCTGCCACCACCGACCTTCCCACCTTGCCCGCTTGGGTGTGCGGCGTCAGCCAGACGACATGGTTGCCCTTGGAAATCTGGTAGAACATCGACCTCCTGTCGTCTTCTAGGACGACGGTAGCCCGGCTTGGCGTCATCAGGTTTTCTAGGTGCAAGCACCATAAGATGACGTCGTGAATGTCGATCTGCGTCAGCTTGCGCGGTTCGGTCAAGAGGTCTTCAATATTTGGTCGCTTCATGTCAGTGCCGCCCATAAGAAAAGAGCGATCAGGACCACCGTCCCGACCACAAAGATAGCCGACAGGTAGCTCAGCACGAAGACGATCCTGTTGACCTCGTCGCCAGGTAGCGGTGCCCTGCTCACAGACTGCGGCGGTCCGTGGTCGATGGTCCCAGGTACTTGCCCGTCGGGATGACTTCAAAGCCAAAGGCTCTGAGGCGTTGGTAGTTCTTGGGCGAGATCAGAAGATTAATCTGGTTGTCTAGCTCGCGCTGTCTTTCGACCTCTTGGTCGTCGGCCTTGGCTTGCTGGAACATGTTTAATTCTTCGGTGATGTGGCTGTCGGACATGGCAGGGGTCTCCTTGATGACGTCTAGGATGGTGCGCTTAGGTTTGGCGGTAGAGCCTATAAGGTTGATCATTGCTTTGTCTGCTTCTCTAGTGCTTCAAGTTGTGCTTCGTACTTTGCTGCTATCTGCATGACCAGGCCCGCGTTGCTCCGCATCTCTTTGCACTGCTTTAGGGTCCACTGGATGTAGACGCTAGAGCCAAGTTGTTTGGAGTACTCTTCGCTAAGGACCCATAGCCTCTTGCTGTAAATAAACTCCTGGACCAAGGCCAGGATGGTCAGGATGCAATGATTACCCTGCGAGTCGACCAGGGTGACTTCGTGGCCTTCCTCGGGTGGTCCCGCAAGTCTCAGCCGCCTGATGTTGGTTGGCTTCTTCATTTTGTTTTGCCCATGATCTGGATGGTGTCGATTGGCTTCTTGCCTGGCCACCAAAACTCTAGGCGTGAGCCGTTGGCATACCTGAGCGAGTATTCCTTTTCGCTGACCCTGGCGATCACGCCACGCTGGATGCCCAAGGGATAGGCCCGCTGCAAGACGTCCCTAGCTACCGTTGGTGCCACGGCGACCCAGACGGCCTTGGTGTTGGGCGTCAGGACTAGGTGCGAGATCATCGCCACTAAGTCTAGGGTCGTCTTGTCGTTGACCCTAGCAGTCACCTCGGTCTGGAGCGAGTGGCGCAGCTTCAGGCTTTTGGCTAGCCTGTCGTATTCAGCGCGTTGCTCCCTAGAGCGTTCCTGGCGGTCCTTGGCTGCCCGGGCCAAGTCGGCTGACTCTTGGGCTAGCCTTTTATGTTCTTGGGCCGCTCGACTGATTGGCGATTGGGTAGTCAATTTTTCCCCTCTGTTCTGCGATGGCTTCAGCCAAGTTTTGGCGGTCAAGTGCTAGGGCGTCAAGTAGGTAGTTAGCGGTCTCGGCCGCATAGAGACAGTGCAGCTTAGTGATAGAGCGGCCTGACTGCACGAAGCGGTCGACGACCATGGCGGCGATGTGCTGGCGAAAGGCGTCATCGTCTAGGGCTTGGAGAAGTTCCGTCATTCAAGCACCCACGACAGCAAGACGATTAGCCCGATGGTACATGATCCCGCCAGCACCACGGCGACAAGGTCAAATAGGCGCATCTCAAAGATGTCAGGCCGCGCCATTTAAAAGATTCCTTGATCAGCAGCATAGTCGATGGCGACATGGGTTTGAACCGTGCACGCCTGGTCTGGTCGGGTTTGGTCGACATAGTCGCTGGCGTTGTCTGCTACGGATGCTACACCTGGCAGTGTGAATATCTCATCATCAAGCAAGGCGTCGACCTCAACCAGCGTCGGCCCGACAGATGCCCTTGGCTCTATTATCACCTGGCGTGAATCTCTATCAGCGTAAACGACCTTTGCACTTGCCAGCTTCTCAAGTGATCTATTGATACCCGCTACCTCGCGCAGGATGTCGGTCATCCAGTCTAAGCCGATCTTGACCAGGGCAACCAAATTGTCAGGGACCTCGGCTGTAGGCTTCTCCTTGCGCGTATACTTGCGCTTGGGACGCTTGACCTCAGCTTGGGTCCTCTTGACATAAGAACGCTTAGGCTTGGCCTTTGCGCCCTTCACAGCCTTGGCCTTAGTCTTGGCCTTCTGCTTGGGTGTGGTCTTCTTTGCTAGCTTCTTTTTCTTGACTGCCTTGGCCATGGTTCTGATCTCGCTCTAGGTGCGGTTAAAAGGGTGGCGGGCACTTCCCCCGCCTGTCTGCCGTTGAGCCTCTACTCCCGCAGGCAGCGTATAGCTTGAAGGTCTTGTTAGGTGCCGCTGGCGCTAAAGATGGCTAGGGCCAAGTCGCCGTCGGCAGGGATGGAGTCCACGGGTGGCTGCGAGTGGTCGCCAGCCGCGACGACGTCCAAGGATGGATCATCAGCCCCGTCGGACTTGTAGGACCGCAGCGGGCTAGTGCGCGTGTATGTGGCACCGTCGACGACGACTGTGCCCGCTCCCGCTGTGGGGATTGTGACGACCCTTAGCACCTTGACGTCGCTACCGGCATTGTACCCGCTGCCTTTGCCAGATGACGGTGGGGTCAACTCGACGAGAACATTTTCCTTGGCCATGATCTTTGATCCTTTATGTGATTAGCACTGAAGTCTCTACTCGGTATCAGGATACCCGTCTTGGCCTTGCGTTGACAAAGCGCCCGGACTTACTGATCTCGACCACAAAGAGGTTAGGCTTGATGCCGCCACCTTCCTGCGGGGTCTCGATGTGGGTCTGGGGCATGTCGACGCCGATGTTCTCAGTCGACAGACCAAGCGACAGGCGTTGGCTACGTTGGATGTCGTTGGCCGCGGCGGCAAGCTGCCTGACCTCGGACGGCTTGAGGTCTGAGTACCAGGAGTTGTTGGTCTCGTTTTTCTTCAGTGCGGTTTTTAGGATCAGTTGGATGTGCATCCTGATCGAGTCGGCGGTTTTCCAATCGGTCGCCCCTTGAGCGTTGCGCCAGCGTTGGATCTGCTGCCAGGAGTTAGCTGGCGAGATACCCGCGATGGTGGTCTCAACAGCCACGGTCCCGTCTGCTTGCTTGACTTCCTTTTGGGTCAGGTTGTCGACCAGGGCCGCAGCCTTAGCCGACGGCGCCGTCTGGGCTAGCTTCATGTCGTTGAGGCGGTTAGCCACTTCGTCGATCGCCGTGGTCCAGGTCCGGGTCTTTGCTGCTGCCGTGCCGCCCCGGTAGTCGATGCCCTTTAAGGCGAGGAAGTCGTTCTTAGGTAGACCAGACTTCAGCCACTCGGTGAATAAAAGCTCCCAGTCCTTTGGCGGGCGTCCTCGGCCTTTTTTTGTGCTTTTATTAGGGTCTTCGTTAGTCATTACGCAGGCTTATGACATAGCTGGAATGCTTTTTAATTTTAAAAACAACAGTCAAAAAACGACCTATCTAACCGTAATAGTGGACTTTACCAGGGTGAGCCGAAATTGATTTATTCATTTTGCCGGAGTTTTTTAACTATTGCTAGTTTTAACCACCATCCAAGGACCTCTAAAGTCACCTTTTGGCTCAGCTAGCCTATTTTCGGCTTTCATCGATGCCCGTCGCAGCTATTCCCAGTGCCGAAATATACCCCTTATCGTCATCGCCCAGTCAACACCCCGTAATCGTGGCTTATCAGCCTGCTGAAATCTTGCGCTAAAATCATCCTCTGATCTGACGTATAGCCCTGGTTCCTGGTCTTCTCTGGCATACAAGATGCCATCCACCCAGTCCCCGTAGATGTCCTTGACTGCCACCTTAGCCAGCACGACATAGTCGTGTCCCTTGTAGCTATAGACCCGTCTTAGCTCGATCATAACGCCACCTCCCTAACCGCACCTTCCAAGTCCCCCTGCTTGATCCTCCACACCGTGACCGTCTTCCTAGTCTTCGCCACCTTGGTCGTCACCTCACCCTTACCCGAAAAATAGTCTGGCACCTTAACCTCCTGCTTGGGGGCTTTAAGCAATTGCTGCTCGATCTCCCACATACCCGCATAGTCTTTGATGATCTGCTTTCTTAACTTCACCAGAAGCTGCCTTTGAGTCCTCGTAGTGGCCACATGTCTCACCGTCCCACCTAGCGCGTCGACATACTCCTTAGTCTTAGCTTCCGAGGCCGCAGCGACTTGGTCTAGCTGGTCCTTGGTGAACCTGATGGCCTTCTCCCTTTGAACCTTCCTGATCTGGATCAGCAGGACCTTTGGCAGTCCGACTAGATTACCTGGCGAGTGGTCGTGACCGTTCCCGTTGACGTGGTAGATCGCCCAGCCTCTAGGCAGACGTCCATAGTGCTTGTCCTCGTCATAGACGCGGTGAATGGTCCCGTCTTGATAGATGACATACCCGTCGTCGGTCATGCGCTTAGCTAGCAGTTCATGAGCGTAGGCTTGACGACTGACTCTTTTAACCTTCTTACCTGTGTTCTTCTTTTTCTTGTTAGCCATGGCTCTCGTCTTTGTGGTCTTTTTGATTTTAGGCAATATCCCTTACGCCATGCCTTTGGCCCCCTATAGGGATTCCAAAAAGACACGGTTACTCTCGACTCAACGACAAAGACGCTTTTCTATAGTTTCAAGTCCTGGTGTGGCCCCAAGCACACCTCATCTCTAAGCCATCGGCACCCATGCTAACCTTCAAACCCCGGGCAGACTTTTTATGTCCTAGACTTTTAACTATAGCTTTTGGCGTCCCCTATACTCTGACCCGTACCTGCATTCCTCTAGTCTCTAGTCTCGCCGGGTTTAATCGGAGGTTTGAGACTGGCCACGCTAGAGGCTTAACAGCCGAGCTGCACGACGATGATCTGGGTTTCTTACTAGTCGCATCCCTGGTCCTCGTCTTTTTTAAACGACTTGATTTTAGGTCAAGTCTTGAGTTACAACCTTAGTTGTTGAGGCGGATAGATCCCATCGCCGCCGCGACATAGTTAAACCTTCTTCTCGATGTCCCCCTTAGGCCAATTAAGGAATGGAATTGTTAAGAAGGTTTTACTATATCTACCCAGGATTTAAAATGAAAAAAGCCAACGCCAAGCTCTTTTGACCTTCACGGGCACTGCCCGATCGGCTGAACGCCACGCCAGTAGCGGGTTTGACGGCGATGACGGGGGCGACTTTTAGAGTGACTACGAAAGGACGACACCGGGTAATGCGCCCACCAAGGAGGACTACAGATGGGCATAGAAACAGACGCAGCCATGACGCCAGAACAGATCGAAAATTTGATGGCAACAATCGACCTGCTTAGCCGCGAAATGAGCCTTCTAAAAGACAGAAACGAGAAGCTGGAGAAGGTGGCAAAGGCGATACTAGAAGAACTCTACGCGGACACCACATACGTGAAGACAGACATACCCGCAGACGACCCTGAGTTTGCTAAAGCCGTGTCGAATGAGCTTCGCTTCATCCTGGCGACCTGGGATTCTTACTGGGCTCGCTAGACATCATCCACCTTGAGGGGGAGGGATAAGTGGACCATCTAACTTACGGATACGGCGACGACCCGCATCATGTCATGGCTAGAGCAACAGAAGGCCCCTAGGACGCCATAACCGCACCTTCCTTAGACGTCACCTTGTTGCAAGCCGAACAGTAGCCGTCATAATTTGAACTCAATACTTCAAACCGACCTTCGCTAATTCTCATAGCTAGACCTCTATTCATTTTTTAAATTTTAATTGCCTAAAAAATCTCCCTTGAACTGATGTTCAAAGGAGACCTAAAAGGCGACCGCTCTACTTTTGATCTTGATCAGATGCCCGCAGGTAGATAAACCGCTCGGGAATCAAATTTTCAGGCTCCTCTTGAGACCTGTCCAAGTCGCTTTGGTAGACGAAACCGTCGGAATTGGGATCATCCACGAGATCTTGACTATCCATCCAACTGAGGAATTCTTGCCGCCAGCATACGGGATCGACCGACTCCAAAACATCGGCCGGTTCGAAGCTCAGAGATCCGAATTGCACCAAAGGAAAAATCTCATTAAAAAAATCGTTGAATTGATCCCGTAGCTCCCTTTCAGAAAAGATCTTCATAAGATTCTCCCTTCTGAACGACCTGACCAAGTTCGATCTTGAATACCCACGGAGTAAATTCAATGCCGCAGTTTTCCAAAATCTCTGGTCTTCTCATCTTATCGACTGATCGAACTTCCACAATGATCTGATCTCTCAGATGATCTGCGTAAAATCGCAGATGCGTGATACCAGCAGTCATAAGTCGTCGGTTCCATGGATTGTCCGACCTCCATTCGACGGTCTTAGTCCCTTGTTCGATCTCCTTGAGATAACATCGCTTGATGCGTAGAGGCGCGATGATCATTGTGATCTCCTTTCTCGGTTCAATTGATGATGATGTCTGATAACTGATCTCATTATACCTTGAGAGATGGAAATAATCGAGTTTAAACCGATAATATCATTGATCTTTTACTGGTTGGAACAGATTGAAACCATTGAGTAATTTGATGTTCAATCAACCAACAGAGAAATCATCTGTGGCAGAGATGAATTTGGACAAAAATCTTTTATCTCATTAATATCATTGACTTTAACGATCAAAAAAGTAGTCGACTTGGCTAAGTTTTTAGCCTAAAAATGTCGATAAGTAGAGGTCATCTCTCACAAACTCTCAGGAGATACCCAGATGAAAACACGCAACATGACCGCAAAAAAAGCCGAACTGACCTTTCTGATCTTGGAAGAAATTGAGATCGCCGGCCAACTGGCAAAAAATAAATGGCAGATATCTCAAGACCGCTTGATCAGAAAGAATGCCAAAATATTGATGGCCCTTTGCCGCGACATGGTGGTCGATGGCAAGCCGGAGGTCGATGATCTCAAAAAGGTCAGTCGACTTCTCTACCGCCTCTACTGCTAAGCAGTGATCTGATCAGTCGACGCCTCCCGCAAGGGAGGTTTTTTTTGTTCACGCCAAATGAATTCAAAAATATAGCACACCACTTTATGGCGAAATTTCTCTCGTCGATTTAAGACATTATTGACGCTGAAATTTTTAATACGGCCCATTTGATCTTTAAACATGTCCTTTTCTATCTTGATCAAGCGCCAGTCAGGTTCCTTAGACATCGCCTTGTAGACGGGGGTCGATGAAAATTTGCCTCTCACCTTAAAACCCTTACGCACCATGTCTCTCGATGTCTCGTTGATCAACTTGATGCCAAGTCCAAGACCCGTATAGTCAGGATGGATCACCGTCCTGTTGAAAAAGAAGGTCTCATGGTCACCCATGATATAGGCAGCAAACGACTGAAAGCCGATCTGTTCTTTGCCGTGCCAAAGACCATAGTTGTAGATCTTGCCGCCCGATAAATTGTCGTTTAAATAATGATACTTGCTAAAAAATCTCCAGGATTTTCGATCAGCTGGTTTGACGTCAAATCGAAGCCGGTCAGTGCGTTCAAATGCACCGACCATGGTCCTCCGGTCTTCATAGGTCTGGCGGTTACAGTCGATGATCCAATCGGGATTGAGCCACTCGATGACATCGTAATGGCAGCTATTAAGAACAACCGTGCGGTTAAACCGCCGAGCAAACTTTGCCACACAAAAACTCATCACCTTGGCCACGGTTCGGTCTACCACCGAGGTCCATTCATCCATGGCGACTATGGCCTGGTCTTGACTTCGAGACATGAGAAGCGCCGCCTCTGCCCTAGCCCGCTGCCCATTGGACAGGGTATAGACCGGCCTGATCCAGCAAGGCACCGATGTGAGACCAATCGCAGTCAAGGCCAAAGCGCAATCGTCGTAGCTCATATGCTCTGGAAATTGGTCGATAACCGGCAAGGCCGGATTGATGTCTATTTTAAAACAGTCATCGCCAAATATGTTCTTAGCCAAGGTCGTCTTACCCGACCCCGACGACCCGACAATCAGACCTACATTAAAGGGAGTGGCGAGATCAGCATCTACCTCTAGGCGGTGCTTTGACTTTTTTTCCGTGTCGATATCCAGACTGTTGGCTGCCTTCTGGCAGCGAAAGGTCGTGAACACCTCGCTTGATAACTCGACTAGATAATTTTGCATGTCAGACCTCGACTATTTAACTCGCTATAAATTTTATTTTGCTCACCCTCGTTAGAACATTCAATGACCACAAGGTATTCAGTCGGGTAGACGATAGGTTCCTCATACTGATCTGAGTCGTTCACAAACGTGTCGATGTCCTTGACCGTAAAAGATGAACTCTCGGCAAATCTTTTGATGTCGAAGTCATCTAAATGACTGGTGCGCTCAATAAAGTCTCGAAGCGCCTGGCTATTGGCGTCCCCATGCGTATGGTTGACGCTCAGAATGCGAGACCTGTACCACAGCTCATTGCAAGTAGGATCATCGAAGACCTTGACCGACACCTCGGACCATCCCAGCTCGGTCGCTGCCTTGACCCGGTGATGCCCGCTGATGATTCGATAATGGTCCCCGTCCTTCCATACGGCAGGCTCGTCGATCGTGTCCGTATCGGCAGCCAAAGCCGTCTTCAGATTGTTAAACATCGTCGGAGTCATGCGCTGCGGGTTGTCGTCGGCCGGGACTAAGGACTTTGGATCAAGGCGTAGGTGATAGGAGTTCAAAGCTAGGGGCCTCGTAAAAAAAAGGACGGGTCTGTCGGTAGACCCATCCTCCCAAAATTCTTACCTCCTGGCCAGTCTAGCCGCCCTGCTGCTGCTGCTTTGCGACCAGCTATATGCCGCATCACGGTCTTGACATAGCCACGGTTGCCAGGCGTTCCGACTAGACCGCCGATCCCGAGATAGTCCGATAGCTCATAGTAGCGGTCGATCATCGACAGATCGGTGCCACGGGTAAATATAGGTATAGGAGACAGACCCTGGTCACGCATCGTCAGGTAGTTGTCATATGACTTCTTGCTGTCGCCAATGACGTCCAGAGTAAAAAACCGCACCTTAAAGCCAGCTTGCGTCTTTTAGACCTTACTGCGACGCTTGACCCGGTTGCGGTCGTGATGTCGCTGCTTCCAGGCCCGTGACTGCTCTGCCGCCAGAAGGTCAGACAGTAGTGCTAGAGGCATCCTTAAGTAAGCCCTGATGCTAGGAAGGCCCAAAACCTTGGCGACGTCTGCGGGCACTTGCTGGCCTTCCTGCGTGACGTCTAGGCTAAGGATGATGGCTTGTAGTTTCTCGGCCTTCGACGCTTCGTGGTCTGACACTGTCGCCTCCTGTTTCAAGTTGCTCAGACTTTGCCAGTGACCGCAGGCACCGCTTACAAGTGACCTCCATACGCTCAGAGTCAGCGGGCCAAAAGCAAGCCTGGCATAGCGAGAAGCCAAGCGGGCCTGGCGCGTGAGTCGTCTTTGGAGGCTTGGGCCAGCCGCGTTTAAACTGCGTGGCATGATTCATTTGGTGGCCTCCTTGAGAGTGCGCATCGCAGTTTTTAGAGCCTCGTAGTTAGCCCCGTCGGGATTAGCCAGGTAGCCGTCTGCCGCCAAGACGACTTCCAACATCGACTCGCCATGGCCGTCCATCATGACCTGAAACTTCTCCCAACCGTCGATGGAAACCGCACGCTCGTCGATCCGTCTTTTTAACTTTGCTAGGCCCTTGTGCATCGGTAGAGGTGTCCTTTGTGCCATGGTCAAAATAAAACCCGCTACGCAGCGGGCTTGGTATCTTATATTTTCGTTAGCCAGCAAAAATCAACAAAGACCAGCGACCATGGCCAGGCGGGTGAAGCGTTCAAATTTGGAGTGGTGGACGATGAAGTCTGGCTGAAGTACCCACGACCCGTCGGCGATACACTCAGCCATGTAGCTGCGGGCAAAGGTCGAGTCCTCCCGGTACTCCAGCTCGCCCAACGGGTACTCGACCAGATACATCTTGCCAGGCTGCCCGCCTGGGAAGCGGGTCCTCAAGACGTAGACCTTGGCCGGGTTAGCGGCTAGACCCCTATAGAGTGCGGCTAGACTGCGATCTGACATGTTAGACCCTTCCCTTCTCTTAGCTTAAACATTAGCACTTGACATGGCCCGTGACTAGGTATCTTGCGACTTAGCAGGCCCACACAAAAGAACAACCGTACCGGGGCTGTGACATACAAGCCAGGGGTGCGGTTGTCTAGTGGCGTTTTCACCTAGAAAACTAGAGCATCGATAAAGCCTGAGGCTCGCTGCCGTCTTCGTTGCTGCGGGCCAGTGAGAAGTTTAACTTTGAGACACTGCCTAGCGGCAAGGCCGCGTCCACAGCGGAGTCTACAGGTGGCGCAGCGACTTCAAACAGACACCGCTTGGTTGCCTCGTAGCGCAGCCATACCTGTCCGCCCTTGCCGCCGATGTCCCTGCACTTCTCGATCTCAAGTCGAGCCAGCCCGTCGATGTGGTTGAGGTTCAAGTAGTTGTCGGCATCTTGAAACAGTTGGGCTGCGCCCTTCTGATGCCCGCTGTTGACGACCTGCCCAGCTTCGATCTTAAGCGGCTGCCAGACCACCAGCGAGTGGATGTCGTACTCTTTGCCGATGTCCATGATGCGACCGTAAGCCTGGATCTTTTGCTGCGTCGCTATGTTCATCGACGTCCTCGGCATGATGTAGTCAAGATTGTCGACGATGATCAGCTTGCAACCTTCTTGGGCCATGATTTCCATTTCAGCTATGACCTCGGTCCACTTGACCGAGCTGCCGTTGAGCTGACTGACCAGCAGGTAGCGCGAGATCTCGGCCATCTGGCTAGGCGAACAGTAGCCACGAATCTGCTCTTTGATCTTGCTTGCGATTGAAGTCTTGTCGCCCTCCAGCGTGATGATCCCAGTCTTCACTTGGCTAGCCGCTGCGTGGATGCCCCACTGCGTCACGATCGTCGTCTTGCCCGTGCCGGAAGGGGCCAAGACCCCGGTCGTCTGCGACGGCTTAAGTCCTCCGTCTAGTAGCTCAGTCAGCAGCGGCCACGGCGTGTCGCAGATCGCTACCGGCCTGACCGCTTCGTCGTCTTTCGTCAAGTCCATCCAGTGACTATTAGCAGCCACGGGGGCGTGGGTCTTGGCTGCTGTCGACATTCGCGTAAAGCCGACCAGGGCTGCCTCGATCATCTTTGGGGTGAGCGTTAGCCCAAGGTCGCTGTGCCAGGCGTTTAGATCCTTAGCCGGCATGTGGACCCGTGCCAGTCGGTCAGGTCCCAGGGCTGCAAAGAACGCCTCGGCGCAAAGATCACCGGCCTTGTCCATGTCGCTGGCGATCCACACTTCCCAGTCGTCAGGGATATAGCGCAGCATCCTGGCGACATCGACATGGCTGGCACCGTTGGGAAGTGAGAAGACATTGCGCAGCCCAATCTCGTAGGCGGTCATGGCATCAAACTGGCCTTCAGCGATCAAGACCCGCTTAGGACCCGCGAGGTCTAGCAAGTGATTGCCTAGCAGTAGATTAGTCTCACCGCCCTGGATCTCAAACCAGTCAGACGTCTTGGCTGCTGCTCGGTCGATGCAGACCCGTAGGCGCGAGTTACACAAGGACCACTCACCGGCCTGGTCCCTAGCGTAGAGCGGCCACCTAAGGGCCTTCGGTCCCATCGTCGAGACGCGCCAGTCGTAGAGCGTGGCGTCACTAAAGCCACGGGCATGAAGGTAGGCCAGCAGCTCTGGGTAGTGGCCATCGACCACGGGGCGGCGTTGGTGCGCGAAGCCCTTAGTCCTCATCTCGCGCCAGCCCTTGTCGATCTTTTGCCTGCACAGTTCTGGAGGCTCAAGGTAGCGATCGTCCTCGGCCAGCGGGCTACCAAACGCCCTGGTCAGGGTAAAGAAGTTGCCCTTGGCCTGACACGCCCAACAAAACCACAAGCCCGTCTGCGTGTTGACCGTCGTCGCTGTCGACTCCTTGGTGCGAGCGCACGACGGGCAAGGGGTGATCCTGATGTTAAGACCCTCACTAGATTCGACTTTCCTAGCGTGCAGGGACAGAAAAGACAGAACCTCACCCGGCCTCGGGGCACGGTACTCAGCTTTAGGACGATACATGCTTAGTCTACCTATCGTTATTTTTATCGGGGGCGTGGCCCACACTGCGGCACGACGTCGCCGAATGCAATCTTAAGATGTTCTTGAACCTCGCTGTCTTGATCATACGCTGAAAATTCGGTCTCTGAAGTGATGGCATTAAAATGCTTGGCAAAGAAGCTGGGCTGCTTGTCTAAGGTCGCCCAGTTGCGATGCCCGACTCTGATGTCAAACTTCGTCCCGCCCGTGGTCCCACAAAAGATGTACCAGGCCAGGCAAGCCCGCTTGCCGCCTTCGTTCTCAAGAATCTTGACCAGCTCTTGGCGCATTCGCTTAGCCGTCGGTGCTAGAGACGCGGTCGGGCCATACCAGACGGGCATCTGGTCAGGACGACCTTTTTGGACTTGGGCCACGGTCCAGATCTTGGCCGCCCCGTCGATGAATAGCTCTGACAGCCTGAGCCACTCCAGGCGCTCGCGGCGCTGGCGGTCTTTCTTGTCCGAGTCGGCACCGGCCTTTATTTGCGTCCACGGGTCCACCTTAGCCTTCGCCTCAGGCTCACTACTTACCGGGGCTTCTAGGTGCGGTTTTGGCGGCGTAGCGGGCATCGTGTCGCTAGACTGATGCCCGCCGTATGGCTCGGTCGAGTCAAAGCCTTGAAAGTCGCTGTCGCACCCGTCGCGCTCGTCGCCCAGGTCCTTGGCCCTTGCCCAGAATCTTTTCATCTCGTCACGCTTAAAGGCGGTCTTCCCGGCTAGGCGCGATGATAGCTCTGGATGGACGACGACGACGTTGCTGGCATCGTGAGCGTGACTGACTTTGATGGTCCCGTACTGGGCCAGAAGACGCAGGCGCAGCGAGACGTCATTACGCAAGACGCCGTGGCTGCCGATCGACTTGGCTAGCTGGCGCTCGCTGGCCCGTGCCCCGCCAGAAGCAGGGTCTTTGATAGGCCAGTGTAAAATAGAGTCGACCAGCAGCAGCGTCACTGGATCGCCAAGTACGGGGCCGTCGACTGATCCGACCGTACGGGCTAGGCCGCTGAGGAAAACTGACAAGACGTTTTGTTGGATGCTCACTGATCACCTTCTGGTCGCGCTTCGAGTTGCCTAGCAATTATTCGCAGCTCGTCTCCCAGGCCCAGGCAACGCATCATCATCGTTGTGACTTGAAAGCCGTAGTTAGATTCCTCAAGGGAGTCGATCATAGCGAAAAATTCTGGACTACCTTCCGTAAATATCAGGATGTCGCACTCGCCGTGTGGGCGTTGAACGACGATATAAATATCCTTCGGGGCTTCAATCTTGCTTGCCGGTTTCTTCTTGGCTGTTTTCTTTTTCTTGGCCATGGCGTAGAGGGTCCTTAGGTGGTGGGTAAAAAAAGGCGGGGCCAAGAATCTTGACCCCGCCTTTACTAGATAGATCTAGTGACCTCACTAGACCCATCTAGGGACTACGATCAAAAAGGTACGCCGCCAGCAGGGCGGTATGGCTGACTAGGAGAACCAGACGTCGGAGCTTTGGTCATCCCTAGCTTGCCGCGTACACTGCCAGCCGACCCGACCAGAGACGGCGGGTTGACATAGATCACGACTTTGCCCGAGTCCTTAGTGGATGCGACGACTCGCAGCTCGGCCCGCGCACCGACGCAAGACGACAGGGCTTGCAGCCAGTCCTCGTAGCTGTCTGGCTCAGGCTGGCCAAGGTCGACGACCATCTTTTTGCGGTAGCTGAGAGCCATGAGAAATTTGGTCTCGCCTAGCTTTTGATAGTCCGATTCGTCGAGGTCCCAAATCCCGTGGGTGATCTTTTGCCCGCTGTCGGTTTCAAAGATCAGATCAAAGATCGACTTGCCTTCGTGGACCCGCTCGACGATGTCCATCAGGGTCACGGCGTAGACGCCTGGCTTCGGTGGCGAGTAGCCGCCGACGTCTTGGCTTTTTGCTTTGGACCAGAGATTTTTTAACTCGCTCATGTGGATGCCTTTACAGTGAAGCCAAGTGTCTTGGCGTTGGTGAGATACGCATCAGATAGCATCGACCAGATCACGGACGGGTCGGCGTTAGGCGCTTGGATGACGATGTCGCCCAAGGATGACAAGACACCCGTGCGGTCTTTGGCCGCTGAGTTGGGGCGGTTCTGAAAGTTGATCACATGCTGACCCGCCGCGTTCTTGTGGACATAGCCCATCGCGTCGACGATCCCGTCAAGATACTGGGCCTGCTTATTGCCCCGAAACGTAGGGACTACGCAGTCGATCTCGATCGTACCGATGCGGCCCTTGGCCTCGCGCTTCTCGGTGGCACAGTGAGTAAGAAAGCTAACGCCCACGGTGTCCATCAAAAGGCGCAGCTTGTCTTCCCAAACCAGGCGGATCTGCTTCCACGTTTTCCCGAAGTCATTCTCTGGCGGGTAGGTGACACCCTTAGCCCGGCAGACTGCATCGAGGCAGTAGCCCGCCAAGTTGTCGACGATGTCGATAGCGACGGAGCGGTAGGGAAGGTCGCCCCTAGCTTTAAACTCGACGAGTTCGTCGATGACCGCCTCGAACGTCGCCCAGTCTCTCACCTGCACGGACGGGACCCGCAGGAAGCTGGTGCCCGGCTCTGTCGAGATGAACATCGTGTCGGGCCTACCAGCGACCAGCGACGTCTTGCCGACGCCTGGTGTCCCAAAGATCAAAACCGTTAGCTCGTCAAGAGGCGGGATAGCCAGCTCACCGCGTCCTCTAAGGACCTCGGGGAGAAACTTAAAGCCGTGTAGACGGGGGCCTTCAGTGGCCGTTTCTGGCGCCGTGGTGGTCGGGTCTGGACCGAATGGGATCTCGTCATCTCGGATCGGCACTATGACAGGGTCGACTGCTTGGACCGACGGGGGCCGCAGCGCACCTAGCCGCGCACCTAACCTTTGTCCTTTCGCTTGATAGCTCACTCAGATGCTCCTTTGTTTGATGCGTGGGATGACGCGGTCGAGGATCTCGCTTAGCTGAGCGATCGAGGCAGACGGGACATAGCGAGTCCCACTGACCGAGTAAGCCTTCAGGCGTCCTGAGCGGATTAGGTTTTCGATCGTCCCCTGAGATAGCCCGCTACGCTCGGTGAAGTCCTTGACGGTCAACATTGCCGGTACACCTCCGCTAGCATTGTCTTTTGCTTGTTCCATCTTTTGTCCTCAAAGTGCCACAAGTTGGCTTTATGTGTTGAAACTTACATCAACATGCGACAAGATGCCAATAATTAAATCGAAGTCGGACAAAATATCACCATGAAGGATGGATCTCATGATCTGGCAATTAGCGGGACGGACTCCAACGGGTGAGGTGCGCTACCGCACTTACACGCAGTCACAGAAGCGGGCCGATTCTTTCGCCTTAATCCCGCCTTTTGACGACGTCACTTTTACGGCTACCTTGGCCAAAAGCAGATCGCTGAAGCTGATCCCAGTCAAGACAGGGACCCGCCTTTGTCGGCACCTGAGAAAAGAGTGGTTTCTCATATGACCATCTACCCGAATTCTCATGTCGTGATTACAACCAAGCTGCGCGGCGTGGCTGACGAGATCTCGACGTGTCTTAATTCCTTTGGCCGGTGGGATAGCGTCGTCGTACCCAGCGGGCTTAAATGGATGGTCATGCTACCCGGGCAAGATAGCCCCGAGATCAAGACCTATATGCACGGCTTTCTGGACGGCTGGCTGACGTCGTCGAGGTTGTTTTCTGACAAGCTGAAAGCGAGCGGGGGCATATGAAGGTAGCGGGTATAGATCCAGGCCGCAAAGGATGCCTTGTCGTCGTCGATACGGCCACGACCAAGGGCCATGCTTACAAGCTGGCTTACGACAAGGCGGGTCATCTCGACTGCGTCGGGCTAGTCGAGTTTTTAACCATGGCCAAGCCAGGCGCACTGATCATCGAAAAAGTCTCGGGCTTTCGCGGGTCGGGGGCTACCCAGACCTTTAGCTTCGGCTTTGCCTGCGGCGAACTAAACGCCGTCGTCACAAGCTGGGCCAGCCACTATCACGCCTCGCTGGTCTATGTCTTGCCGCAGAGCTGGCAGAAAGTAGTCCACGTTGGCACACCGCAAAAGCAGCCCGCCAAGGACAAAAGCCTGCTGGCCTACCAGAGACTTTTCCCGCACAAGCCTTTTTCCCGTGGTGCCAAGGGCGGCAAGGTCGATGACAACCTTGTCGATGCCCTGCTGATCGCAACCTACGGCGTCTTAAAGATCGCTAACAGCACCATCCGGCTTTGGGACATAGACCTTCATAAAAGGACTTCGATATGACGAACGACCACCTCTATTTCAAGGACCTAATCATCATGACCTCGATCGCTGGCTTGTCTGTTAGTATTTTATTTCTAGCCTTTGTTCTTAAGCAGACCAAGAAAAGACCGCCGTCGTTGCAAGATCGGCTGTGGAGCGGGATCATCAAATAGCAGCAAAGGGGTTTCTTATGTTTGGAAGTCGCATTCGGATACCGAACAACATGCCGCCAAGGCCAAGGCCGTCGACTAAAGAGGTCGACCTAAACGCCGCTCATGCCGAGATGTCGACCATGCGTAGCGTCTACAGCCTGCTCAAGCAGCTTAATCCTGACGCCCGCAAAAGGGTCATCGACTATATCAGCAATCTGCTGGTGCAAGAGTCGAAGGCCGAGGACCTATAATGAACGAAGCCACCGCCCAGGTGATCCCGTCGTGCGAGACCTACCCGACGCCGTGCGATTACCCGTTTAATCAGATGGCCGCTCTCATGATCTTTGTCGGCATCGTGCTGACGCTGGTGACTCAAATCCTAGCCAAGAGTCTTCGAGATGACTAACTACATCGACCGCGCCATCGCCATCAACGTCATGGGGGTCGACCTTAATCCGCCGCTTGGCTACAAGATGACGAAGGTGGGGCGGGCACTGATCTTGATCCACGAGTACGAAGGCCGCATCTCGCTCGTCGATGGCACGACCATAGGCCAGCCATGCCTCGACGAGATCCCGCAGCCTGAGGGCACTAGCGCCTACGCTGACAGGGCTGCCTGGTATGTCGCCAAGGTCGTGATGGCTAAGGACCCGAGCATCAAGTCGCAGATCGCCGAGGTGCGCTACCAGGCCCCGCCCTACTCGACGAGCCTGGCCTTAGCTTGGAGCATCGTCGACAAGGTCGGTAGCGGTGGGCTGATGGCCTTCCCGTCGCATGGCCAAGACCCGCGCCACATCGTCTATCAAGCCTACCTGATTCATAACGCCAAAAAGTATCTGTGCCAGCACGAGCAGGCCCCGATGGCTATCTGCCGCGCAGCAATGAAGATGCTAGACGGGCGGGCTAAGTGAAAAAAATAGACGAGATCTGGGCCTTCGTCTCAGTCGATCCGGTCTTACAGGAGGAAGGCATCGCGGGCCTTCAAACCGACAGGGGCACCTTCCCGCTCGTCTTCTCTAGCTACGAGAGCATGACCAAGTTTATGCCCGATGCCCAGCAGCTTGCCGACGACGCTGGTATCACGATCTTGGTGAAAAGATACACGACAACCGGAGTCGTCCATGTCGTCAAGTCAGAGCGCCACTAGGTTACTTCTTACAGTAGCCGTGAGGCGGCGACGGTGGCTTATGGCAGGGGCCAAAGATCTTAGTCTTCCGGCCCTGCCAGTTCACACCCATCGGCGCTTCCTCTGACTCCAGGTGGTAGCAAAACATTTCAGGCATTAGGACTCGCTTGGACCACTGTGCCGCAAAGACGACATCTGAGTGTTCGCTTGATCCCGCATTGACCGGGTATCTGCGACCAGTCCTAGCTGACCACATCTGAAAGTAACCGCACGGCAACCATCCCAGCTCCGAATGGAGAAGACGAGAACCGATTGGAAACTGCTCTTGAGGTGTGACCATGAAGCGGTACTGGTGTTGTGGCTTGGTTTTGCTTTTATGGGCCATCCAGTTCTCATAATTCCTGACGTTAAGACGGTCCATCCCGTAGACCGTGTCGTCTTTGAGATCGTGATAGTGGAGCATCTGCCTAAAGCGCATCGGAAGAACGATGTCGGCATCGAGATGGATGACCTTGTCGTCCCATCTTAGATGCGACAGGCCATAGTTGATCGCTCGACCCTTGTTAAACTTGTCGCCGTCCTTAAAGAAGTCTTCGGTCATGACGCAGTCGACTGAATACCTACGGCATAGCTCTTGGGTGGCCTTGTCAGCGTGAGTCGTGACGACGACGAGGCGGTCAACATGGCTGATATTCTCGGGTATCGTGTGGGCCAAAAAGTCTGAGTAGTTGACGCATACAGTAACGGCTTCGATTTTCACAGTAGAGGCCCCCAAGTAATGTGGGCCACCTACCCGCCGACCCACGCGGGTCTAGGGGTCAGTCCAGTGCGAAGGCCCGACTATGCAGGTTCGCCCGTCTGTCTTTAGTCGCCTGGAAGCGGCAGGTGTGGGTGGTGTAAATAGTCTAACCCACGCTCAAATATTTTTGCCACTTCTGGACGCGCAAAGTTTTGTAAAGAAACCTGATAGGGCCTGGCAGTCGGCCACGACGTTTGCGTTGACGTCTTTGTAGTTGCCCAGGTGCCCGACGGTGAGGTGACAGATCAAGCCCGGTTGTTTGCTTTCACATAAGCTGATCAAGTTGCTGGGCTGCAATTCTAGGCTCGGGTCAACGCTGAAGGGCACGATATGATGGACCTCGACCTTGTCGCTTGTTCCACAGATCTGGCAAAGCGGCTGAAGCTGAAGGTGCTGGCGTCTGACCTTGGGCCACTGGCTTGACCTGAGCGTCAGGTCTGGACTCTTACCCGTGGCCTTGTCCAAGACAGCCTTGGTCAGCCGCTTGATCATTTCAACCGCACCTTGCCAGAGGTCACTAGGCGAAGGACTCCGAAGGCCCCGCCCACGATCAGACCCGCTAGCTCAGGGTTGGAGCCAACGACCCCAGACAGCAGCGGTCCGACGCCAGGTATCAGCGGCAAGGTCGCCACCAGGATCGAAGCCCACAGGGTCTTAGACTGCCACGGCTTTACCGTGTCGGTCGCGGTGGCCGTTGGTATTTTTTCGGTCACGGGCACTTGCTCACTTGGGTTGATCATATTTGGCGTCCTTATGGTTTGGTAGGCTAAAGCATATTCTGATTGTAGAAAAAATATGACGGCGAGCAAAATGTTCACAGTTTATCCACAACCCTAGCACTCGCTCTAAGCCACACTGAGACTAGGCCAGACGTCAAGGCTAGCTGTTTCATCTCGGCAATGTTTAGCCCGTAGGTTAGCTGCACATGCGACAGCTCAGGAAAGCGCGTGCCCGGCGAGCCAAACCACTCTAGGCCCACGCTCTGCATGATCTTGCCGATGGCCTTATAGTCGCCCTTCCAGCTCCACTTGCCAGGCCCACCAAAGACCAGATCCGCAGCTAAACCGTACTGATGCCACGACTGCCAGGCTTCGCAGTTGGTGACGATTGGACCTGGCGAGGTGCGACCGCTGGCAAACAATTCGTTTTGACGACCTTCCGACCTCCAGCCTTCAAACATATAGATGTCGTGGCCCGCTGCCCTGGCCTTCAAGACTCCAAGCTGAAGGACCCGCCAAAAGCCTGGATACAAAAGCGCGTGGTCTTCTGACCGAGCGTAGACGGTCTGGCTACTAGCCGTTGTCTTGATCACCACTGTGGCCCCCACGGTCTGACATGCGCCCAGGAAGGCAGACGGGATGGATACGCTCTAGGGCAGTCCACAGGGCCTTGATGTTGGCCAGTAAGGTGGCCGTCTCTTTGATCGAGGCCGACAGTTGGATCTGCTGGTTTTCGATGACGGCTTCGACTTTTAAAAGATCACGCTGCAAGGTCTTGCACTCGTAGGTCAAGGAGACGACCGCCTTGGTCAAGTCTTGCAGGTCCTTCTTGGTGGTGAGAAAGAAGTCTTTAAGTAAGAACGTGACCAGTGCGGTTGCAAAGCTGCCCACCATGCCCCCTGCTAGTGCATTCATGACGCTCTCGTTCAATGGCGGGACCTCGTTAAAAGATCAGCGACCCAGACAAAGTCGGCGCCATAGATCGTGTCGTCTTGGCCGTCGTCGCACGGCTGCCAGGCCAAGTCGTCGTCGTCTCTTTGGATAGGCCATGCCTGACAATGATCATGATCGTCGGGCAGTCCGACGTCGGGCCACTCGGAAGGATCTGAGAGCAAGTCTACGGCCCTCCTGGTATCGCCTGTATAGACGGCCAGCGCGGCTGCGTAGTAGGGGTTTTTGGGGTTCACAAAGGCATGTTCTTTAAGACGGGCTAGCATCTCGTCGCTGATGCCCGTCTCGTCGGAGACCTCGCCCCTAAGCAAGATGCCCGTGACTTGCAAGTGAGCTTGGTAGCCAGTCACCCCTGACGGGTAGACGTCTGGCAAGTGGCGGCCTGGGTGGTCGATGCCGGAGAGTTTAAATAGGACTTGGTAGACCAGGCCCGCAAGACTTGGGGTTAAGACGACCCGACCTACTTCGCTTGAAGGCTCGCCCATGATCCAGTTGTGAGACTCGCCGTAGCTGACGATGTCTTTGACGATGTCGACCCGCTTGGACCTCCAAGCGTAGTAGGTGAGGCCAAGCAGCATGTCTTTAGAGATCGACGACGCCGACGGTTGCGGCCCAGTCTTCGAGGAGTCGTAGCATAGGCCCTCGTCGAGCGGTCTACGCAGCCACAGCCCTGGGCTTTTGCCCTTGGCTTGGTCGACGTCAAAGCTAGCGTCACCTGGCTCCTTGGTCGCCCCGTACAAAGACGAAAACAAAAGGGCGTCGCAGCTAGTTGCTATCCAGCCGTGCTGGACCGACGCCAGCGTGTCGATGACGTTTTGGTAGACCAGTCTCTTGTCGTGGATGTCGCCTAAGGTCGCCTCTTGGCCTGACGTCTCGATAGGATCGACTGGAGGATTTTTATGCCGAAGACGGGCACAGTCAGACAGCAGCGGGGCCAGTAGCAGAAGGATGAAGTAGGTTGATCTCACGAAGGCCCCCGTAGGATTTAACTAACTCTCGGCGCACCATCCACGGGCTAAGAGCGCCCATGTCTTGGTCGTAATTGAAAATTGATTTGCCCGTCTGCTCCACCACGAACTGATTAAGGACGTAGCACATCTCCGTGCACAAAAATTTATCGTCCTCTTGCCACCTGGACTTTAGCGGCAGGGCCTCGCCAAACAGCTTGGCCTTCAGACCAGACAGGGCCAAAGAAGCAAAGGCCCCGTAGTCATAGCCCGCTGTCGAGACGTTGCCGTAGCTGAGCAGTTTCTTTTCAATCGCTACCTGATCGTAGCCAGCAAGGCGCAGACGAAAGGTGTCGACAATGGAATGACTCGCCATGAAGTCTGGACGCTTGCTTGTGTGGACCCCGCCAGGCCCGCTGTGCAAGATGGTCTCGGAGTCGGGTATGTCGATGGCAAGGTGACTGCTTGGTTCAGACAGTCCCCACATGATGAAGTGAGACAGGGCGGAAGTACCCGCACAAAAAAGTATGCCGATACTTCCCGCCGTGTCTAACTTCATAGGCTCGTACTCCGCACTATCCCGAGGTAGTCCTCGACTAAGTTGATGAAGGCCAACAGACGAGCGTCAGTGATAAACGTAGCGTCTTTGCTGCCACCTGGAACCGCACGACACTGGGCGATAGCATCATAGAGCGACCCAGTTTGAAGACACTGGATAGCCGGGGCCATGACCGTTCTAACCGTCGTTGTCATGCCTGCCTGCGTCACACCTAGCATGACGTTGTCGGCAGCAAACTTGATCATCAAGTGCATTCCAAACGCCACGGCGTTAGCAATCGCAGCTTCGACAACATTGACCGCATACCAGACGCCTATGATAGACATCAGCTTGCAGTTGGTTGGCGAGACATAAGGCGGGACGATGGCGTGGATGACCGGACGATCTCCTGCCGTCCAGTCAGAATAGTTGGGCGTCGATGCAACGTAGGTGCCAAGGCACTGCTGCGTATCGACGTAAAAAATCCCGTAGGTCTGAAGCATAACTTAGCTCCTTAGCTTGAACGTGCGGCCGAGTGTTCCAGATGTTCCGACGTTGCCTGAGCCAAGACCACCACCTGCTGTGCCGCCGTTGACTTGGTAGGTGAGCGAGGTCAATGTCGTGTCGTTTTCGCTGACCGTCACGATGACACCACCACCACCGCCGCCGCCGCCGCCGCCGTTGACTAGCTGGCCTGGTGCCCCTGCTCCACCGTTGGCTGCAATGATGCCAGCACCAGTCAGTGTCCTAGCTGCAATGATGATGACGCCTCCACCTGTTCCGCCCGCTCCACCCGAAGCAGCGACACCCGACCCGCCACCACCGCCGCCGCCCGATCCACCGTTTAAGACAGTGCCCAGAAGGTCACGACCAATCGTACCCATACGCACAGCATTAAGTTGCTCGACCCCGCCGAGGGCTGCTGTTGGAACCGTCGTGGCCCCACCAGCACCGCCAGCCCCGCCTGCTCCTGAGCCACCAGCACCGCCACCAGTCCCCACGCTTGCAGTCGTCGCTGTGCCCGCTGATCCAGCAGCAGCACCGCCACCTGCTCCACTTGCACCACTAGACCCTGTTGAACCAGCAACCAGACCAGCCACAGCAGCCGACGTCACGCCAGGCGCACCGCTACGGTCGATCTTGCCGGTTATGGTGCATGTGTTTAGAACGTGAATCCTAAAGCCACCAGTGAAAAGGTTGACGCCTGAATTGACCGTCAACGTGTCATAGTACATGTCGCGTACAAGAGTGAAGTCCGACGTAATCGTCTGGATGCCGTCGACGCCGTTGCCAAACCAAGCCGATTGAGTCTTGCCTGCGATCTTTTGAATAGCAGCTATGATCGAGTCAGTAGCTGTGACCGTTCCAGATCCAGCGACGTAGCCAGTCAGAAGTTTAGCCGTGACCGCCATATCAGCTAACGTCAAGGCAGCCGCACCTGGACCCGACGCGTTGCCGTCGCCCGTAAGTGAGCTGATGGCGTTGCCCGGCGCAGTGTAGTCGGTGACGACACCGGCATCGTTTTTAGACTTTAGGGCCTTGGTTGTCGAGTCGGCAAAGACCACTACGTTGCCACTAGCAGGCGTGGTCGGTGCGGTTTCTGTTTGCAGTGTGATGTCAGCCATCGCTTTAGTCTCCGTTAAATAATTTTTAGTCGGGAAGACCCAACAAGAGTTACTGATGTGGTCCCAAGAAATTGGGTGTTGGCTTTGAGCCAAGTATAGTTGTCAGGGATCGTGATCGTCTCGTTAGTGTAAGTCTGCTTTTGCATCCGGTACGAAGACGACGCCGCCGTCAGTCTGCCCTTGGCGTCGACCGTCAGGCTAGTGCCATACTCTAGGTCGCCGTAGCTTCCTGCCGCCACTCCTGTCGCTACCAAAGTTGGGCTTGGATAGGTCCCGGTTAGGTCGCCGCTTGCCGCACCAGACGGAGGCAAAGAACTAGGCGCACCTGTTAGCTTCGAGTAGGCCATTCCTGCAATCTTGGCGTCGGTCACGTTAAGGTCGACGATCAAGCCCGTCGTGATCGACAGAGCCTTGATCGCTGCCGACAGTTGATGGCTGGCGTAGCTGAAAGCAATAGTCGACGAGTCAAGGGTCGACGTGCCCACAGCATCTTGTGCCCTGGTGTCTTCAAAATAAAGATTGGTCCCGCCCTCGCCAACGTCGTCGCTGGTAAGAACAACGACACCAATCTTGCTGTTGACTGAAGCAACCGCGTCGGCCCTGCCGATCAATTGCCAGACGCTACCCGAGTAGATGACCTCGTCACCAACGCCAAAGACGATGGACCCGCTGCCAAGGTCCCGAGTGCCCGCGACTGATACGCGGTAGCTTTGTCCGGCTGTGCCCGTCCCGTCGACGATCGTCGGCGTGTTGGTGGCTGCTGACCAAGCGCCGAGGTATTGCTGCGAGCCAAAAGGAAGCTGAGCGGCTGGCAGCTTTCCGGCCCCGTCCAGGCTAGCTAGACCGTTGGCGAGTGCTTTTTGTAGCGTGATACGGGCATCAGCAATGGTCTGCGACGATGTGGTGAAGTCTGTGACCTGGGAAGCAAGGATCGCTATAGCGTTTTCGACCAGTGCGGTTAGTCGACCCTTGGCGTCGACCGTCATCGTCAGCGTCTTGTCGTTGTCGCCGTAGAGGCCCGCAGTGACCCCTGTGGCCGCTAGAGTCGGGCTAGGGTAGGTCCCAGTAAGGTCGCCACCAGCAGAGCCGCTAGGGGGCAAACTAGACGGCGCACCCGTGAGTTTAGAATAGGCGACATCGACGACCATGGCGTCGTGGATCGAAGCGGGTTTGATCGACGGGTTAGGATAGGTCCCGGCTAGGTCGCCTCCAGCAGCCCCGGTCGGAGATCCGCTTGGTGGCGCTTCCCAAGACCCGTTGGCTTTAAGAAACTTGCCACTCGCCGCATCGCCCGACGCCGCTGCTGGCACTGCACCTTGAACGCCACCAGATCCAGAGTCGCCGACGTAGACGGGCAAGTCAGCAGCGGATAGTCCCGTCGCACTGGCCACGCGACCGTAGGCGTCGATGGTGACTTTGATGTAGGTGCCCGCTGTTCCGATTGTCGCCAGTGCAACCACGGGATCACCAGCGATCCCACCGCCGTTAGTCAGGACAATACCTGTGCCCGCTTGAATCGTCCTGGTAGTTCCGGCCCCGGTCGCAGTCTTAGTGACTAGGCCGTTGGTCGAGAGGCCGACGATCCAGTCGATCGCTGCGGCAGACCCCATGGAGAATTCAACGCCGCTATCGTCCTTGCCGTAGAGCCGACCGTCGGACTTTGGATAAAGGTAGATGTAGCCAGTCGGTGGAGTGGCGGGTACGTCGCCAAGACCTAAGCGAAGTATCGAAGCGACGGTCATACAAGGATCTCCACGCCACTAGGGCTGATCGTTAAAAGAAAGCCGCCTATGGTCAAGACCAAGGCAGTGTCAGGGTCGATGATCAAAGTCGCGTCAGGCTCAACATAGACGGACCTGAAGAAAGCACCAGCAACCTCCGTAGATCCGCTACCACCCGACTGGATGAAGGCGTCGACTTGTCTGACGGGAAGGATGCCGATAGCCATGGTCTACACCTTCTTTCCTTGTGCCCAGAGGTCGACTGTGCCCGTGGTGGTGGTGTTCTTGGTCCAACGCAGTTGGACGTAGCGAAACGACAAGCGATCGTAGATCCACATCTTGGACGTCTTGCCAGCCTCGATGACGTAGAGGCTATGGTCGATGTCGTTGTCGGTGAACGATGACTCGTCTCGCAGCAGACTTCCGTAGAGTTTGAATGACCCGGTGTAGAGATCCACACCGGACCAGACGACTTGGATGGAGCAGTGGCTAGAGTCTCTGAAGTCGATCACTGAAGAAACAAAGTCAGCACCTAGAGATAGCTGGTTTGCTACTCTGACGATGCTGGAATTGCAGGATTCAATGATCATGGGTTAACTCGTTATGGTGCGGTGACGTTGTAGCTAATAGTCTGGCGGTTCTGTAGCTGCCAAGTATCGTTATCGAGAAAGTCGTTAAATGCGGCATCTCTATAAAATTCTAAGTCTCCGTTAGACTGCACCCTAACTATTCCCATACCTATAGTTCCGTTTCTATTTTGTTGTACTTGAACATTTATAATATCACCCGGTCGCAACGTAGACGGGATGATACCTGACACTACAAAACCACCATTGTTATTTTTCGTCGTCGTCCAGCCAGCGCCCTTAGACTCCATGGTCACTGTTACCATGTCGCCTACTTTGGTATAGGCGATCGAAAGACTAGGGAATGTCGTCTTAGTCCCAGAGACGGCAACCGTGGCAGTACCCGATTGATACGTTGGCACCGTGCCAGCCGTCGTCGATGTTGCCGCCGCTGTCGCGCTAAGACTAGTCCAAACGGTGCCGTCATAAACTCTGGTCTCTTTGGAAACGGTATTAAAGTAGGTCCTTCCCGTTGTGCCAGTAGGATCTGACGCCAGCGACTCTAGCTGTGCCTTTTTTATTTGGCCGTTGATGTCCATGACAGAGACTCCCTTAAGAATTTTTTTGCTGGTTAGTATGTTCCGACGAGTCGGTAGGTGCCCGCTGCCAAGGCGATGCCAACAGTCACGGTCACGTTAGACGCTCCGGTGTGCGTGATGTCGCAGCCAGTTTGCAGGTAGTTTTGGCTGGAGTCTTTTAAGGTCCAGTTGGCTTTACGCGTGTCGATCCCTAGACCCGCGATCGTGTAGCTGACCGACGTAGCTGAGCCGTCCCAGC